AAATAATTTTTAAAGAAAAGCTTGACACGACTCAAGGATCAGCCCATAATGAAGACATACAGAAAGCAAACGCTATCAAAGATAGCAAGGGAACAAAACAAATGAAAACTCTTATAGTCTTCATACACACAAAGCTTATGAACGTTGATGTTGTATTGGCTGTTCCCTTCTGGCAAGCTAAATATAGCAAAGTGTTTACAAGCGTCAGTGAAGATTATGTTCCTTATACACCTATTGCTTTTGATGTTATCTAAGGAGATGTAAAATGCCTAAATACAATGTTGACTTTATTTGGTTTGATGGGGGAGAGTCTTACGAAGAGACTATTACCCTCCCCGCCGAAGATTACGCAGACGCTGTAAGAAAGATAAAATCCATGTATGGAGATAAGACTTTTGTGGAATACTATGAGCGTGTTGTAGAGTAAATTTACAGAAAGCTCTCAAATAACAGTTGACACACAGAGAGCTTTCCACTAAGCTTACTACATCAGAAGCAAACATCTAGGACTAAAAATGAATGCTCTTCAATCTGCTAAGTACGCCCTTGTCAAAGCTCAATTGAAAGCAATGTCTTTTGATTGGATTGATTCTCCAAGCTACACTCGCAACGGTGAATCTGTTTATCAGGCTGAAGAGGTAGTCTATTCTCCTAATGCTGACACCTATTGGACTCTTGTATGTAAGTCTAGCGGCATCCTGTGCCTTACTCGTGGTGATCAATCTATTACTATTGATTTCCTGGCTGAATACAACACACAAGAACATTTCGTCATCAGCTTGGCTGAGAAGGTGAATAAAGTAGCACAAGAGAAGATTAGAAATAATTAAAGAAAAGCGTTGACAGCTACAAGCTAAATCTTTATGATAAACACATCAAGACGAGAGATAGACTCTCAGTATGGTCTAAAGACCTTCCCACACAAAAGAGAAAAGATCATGAACTATAAAACTGAAGCTGTTAAACAACTGGCTAACGAAATCAAAGAAGCTGGCTTCCGTGTGTTCATCGCCAAGACTGGCAGCTATGGAATCTACACTAACCAAGAAGGTTCTAAAGTAGTCTCTTTCCAGTATGATTTGGGTGGCTTCAAGTTCAGTGGCAATTATAAATCCAAATCCTGTGGCACAGGCTGGGGACTGGATGATAACATGACTTTTGAAGCAATGTTGAATGCAAATGCTCCGTACTGGGCAACTAAAGGTGAAGCGGTTAAGTGCACCACTCTTGAACAACATCTTGCCACCTATCAGAAAAGCTCTGAGTACACTGAAATCTAAATAAAGAACTTTCTACAAAAGCCCTTGCTAACCCTTGGGCTTTTTGCTATTCTTACTTTATACACACAATCTAACAGAGATATTAAAAATGACCACTTGGCACGAACTTTACATCCTGAACAAATCCTCCGGTCAAAAGCTTTTCAGAAGCTCTGTTAGTGATATGGCACTTCCCGGGGCTATCCGTGAGCTTGAACGTCATTACAATAACATCAAGAGTGAGTCTGTAGACTACGGTTTTACAGATATCAATGTTGTGATGCTCGTTGATGGACATGAGCACATCCCAGCTTGTGAGCTTCCTGTTATGTCTGAAGATGATTTGTTGGCTGAGCTTCTTGGTTAAAATAATTGAAAATAATGCTTGACCTGTAATCTCAGTCTGCTAGAATTAAACACAGAAAGAGAGAAAAGCTCTCTACCAAACCAAAGGATGAATCTCATGGAATACAAAATCAAATTTCTTCTCCGTGACCACGAAGCATACGCTTATGGCAAAACAGAGGAAGAAGCTATTCAACGTATCTTGAATGATAACGTCTATATGAGAGAAGCTAATAAGTTTGACATTGCAATGGTTGTCTTCCATGTTTATAACAATCAAGCTCATGTATCCTATGCAACCACTTACGGTAAGTATCTGATAGAGACTGAATAAATACATTTACACTACAAATACCAACAACTTTATAGCCACTGATTACTATATCTAGTGGCTTTGTTGTTTATAAACACAATATCTAGAAGAGAGCTTCTAGCAACTTCTTTACAACACTCTCTAATTAGCTATATCCCTTATAGAATCCTTGCTACAGCATTCTTTAATGGGGCTTGGATAAGGGCATTCTCCCCTGTGGGGCGTGTCCAGAACGTAGTGAAAGGGCTAAGCAGGGATCAATTTCTCTCCTCTTTGTCAACCCCTTTCCACAATCTTTCTCTACCATTCGTCAGAATGGGAGCAATAGAACATCTTAATAACAGATTCTTAACTGATAAATTCTTTAAATGATCTTTTCTTACATTTCTTTTATTTTCTTGTTGACTGCCTTGTCTGGTTGTCTTATACTTACTTCAACAAATCAAGAAATCCACTTAGGAGATTCAAATGAAAGAGTTCAACCCCACACACACTTTCCATTATTCTGTTACCAGTCCTCTGTTCAAGATGTTCCCTAAAGGAATTCCTGTAGTCAAAGGTGAGACTGATGAGGATGGCCTTATTGAATGGTTAGCTGATGGTGAAGGTAATGTAGGTGGTTACTCAACAGAAGGTGATAGCTTTGTAAGACCAATCAACTAAACAACCCCTTTCCAAACTAGCCCCTTCACTGGGGCTTCCTTTCGTCTCCAATAATAGCTCTATTCTATTAACCAATTAGTTTTAATAGCTATTATCTTAAATACTCTGTTTAAGCTATTCTCTATCGATTGGGAGATTCTGATAGAAATATACAATGAGATATTTTTGGATTGTAGTTGAAGTGAGAGAGTGAGTATGGTAGGGTGTTAAACCACTCAGATAACTATCTGGTAGTTCAGAACTCATCTGAATACTCCTTCCTATATTTCTTAACACAACACCAAAAGAGAACACCTAAACAAGCATGTTCTCTCAGAGGGGAGTTGGATATTTCCTTCTAGTCTATTAATATGTATAGTAGATTTTAACACCCTTGATTTATAAGGGGTGTAGAGTTTTTAATTCGCAAAAATGCGGAGAAGTCAAGTCTCTGCCATTCCATACCAATTATTCAGTGCTCCAGTACGAAGTTCATTATCTCCTTTCCATCCGTAGAAGGGGCTAAATTCAATAATGATATCTCCCCTCTGTGGTTTATTCCTATCTCTAATCCTTAAGATATTTGGACTCATAGAAGTTAGAAGTCTTGTTAGGTTCTTCTCTTGGATTCCAGAAGTGGTTAGGTCTTTGGTTGACCCTATGTAAATATTCCATGCTGTGCAGTTGGTGATGATGTATTTCAGAAGCTTCACTTCTTGTGGTGTTAGAAGTCCTTGTACAACACATTCAAGAAGCACGTGGGATGAGACAACTACTTTGTCATTCACATAAGCGTCAATCACAGAGACAGCAGACAATAGGCTATCAGCCGTAATGCAGTCTTTAGGATATTTGGTATCTACTCCTATGTATTTCTCAATGGGAACTACTTTCTTCTTTGGTCGTGGATTTGGTACGTGTACTAGGATTTCCCCTGTATCCTCATTTAACACAAAGGTCCCGTCATACTTATCTTTCTTGGTTTGTAAGTTCATGTACTCTTCTTGCATCCTCTTCTAATTGCTTCTCCCCCATATGCATTTGAATTGTAAGGCTAGTCTCATCACCTCTCGATATTTGGCACAAGGTTCATCTTGGTTCTTGCGTAATGTATATTGTTCTATAGTAGGGACTTGGTATTGTAATGGTCCTGTAAAAGCTAACACTTGTTCTCTTCGTGCTATGCCATATGCAAGGTAGTCTTTGTTTTCTCTAAGCTTCAATACTTCTTCTGTGTAAGGCACAAACATATTTTCTCCTAAAAACAAAACCCTCAATTAAGAGGGTTATTTTATACTACTACACCAAGTCATCTAGGCTTGGCAGCTTCTGTTTGATAAACTCAGCATTATCTTTCATTGTGCTTAGTCGATACTTCTTAGGAATCTCTCCGCCGCACCAAAGGTTATTGGTTTCCCATTCTTTACTTCCATCTAACATACGAATCTTAAATACTGATCCACCAAAGCCATTGTACGCTGTGTTTTTACCTTTTGTGCTGCCTGCGTCTGAGTACACGCAACCGTCAATAATCAAGAAGCCTTTATTTAGGTATTCTTTTTCTCTTTCAATCCAAAAGTCACAACGGAAGCAGTATTGGTTCTCTTCTAGACGTTTCTTTACATCAGGACTGTATGTTGCAAACTCAATACGTCCACACTCCTTACAGAAGAAGTGAGTAGAGCCTTTCTCAAGTTGTCCAGGGATGTAGTATTTGATGTTTAATTCAATACTGTTCTTGTCCTGCCATAGAAGACGCTTTTCAATTGGATCTTGTTCAGCATCGATCTTAGCTTGCATATCTTCTAGCCACTTATGCACTTTCTCTAGCGAATTCATTTACAATCTCCCCTCAAATAAGCTTTAGAATTCAAACAACCCTTGCCATAGTTCTTCTCACAATCACATACACAGCCCGAATGTATTTTCTTACTAAACCACTCTACAGACTTACTAACTTCTTCTTTTACCCAATCTGCTGCAAAGTCAGCATCAGTGATAAGCTTATATTCTGTCTCCATATCAAATGACTCTGTCAGCCTAAACCTCCAATTCAGCTACTTGTGTGATAATGTAATTATGCACCCACTCTTCTGTCTTGTCTACATCTTTTCCATCTTCAAATCGCATCTTATAGCCTTTAGGCCACGTACCAATACTTTCAATACCTAGAGCTACGCCAGCTATAAGCCCTGCAATATCCATCCCTGTTTGTCCTCCACTAACCACTTGCCTAATAGGCCAATGTTCATTAACAAGTTTAAGGATGTCGTACACATACTGATTTGCTTGTGCTTGTGTGACACCATGCTTTTGTAGTGTGTATATGCCATTACCAGCCACGTTAACTACATGACAATCATGTTTCTTCAACATTGAATACAAAGCTCGTGCAGGATACAGTTTATCCCAAGTATTAAACCAATCAATTTGTACAATCTTGCCATATGCAGCCTTGTGCGTAAGCTTTTCTCCTGCTGTGCTAAAGTCTACAGCAATCGCTAGAGTAATGCCCTGTGAAGCGTTGTGGTATGTACGCGGTGCATAGCTTGCTGATTTGTGTTCCTTACAGATTAAATTCAATTCCACTCCTCCAAAAGCTTCTCTGCCCTATCCATTAACCATTCACTAGGAACACCCATACTCTGTGCATTATCGTAGAACTCTCGTAGAAGGTCAATAGCTTTTGATCCTACGTTCATACAACTAGGAATATAGTCATCATCTCCTATCTTGAGGTTACTCCAAGCATAATCAACAGCACATTCAAATTTAGTCATGCTCATTATATAGGCCCCGTAGTCTTGAAAGTTCTTCTGCGGCTGCGTTAATTTGTGATTGACAGTTTCTACGAACACCATCTTCGTAAATATGTTGAATTTCTAAAATTTCTTGCCGTTGTTTCCCTTTCAATAATTCTTGCGTCGACTTTTTTGGTACAAAGTTTCTAAGCCTGGTCAATAGATCATAGAGCTGTTCTTCTGACCAATTATCAAATATACCATATTCCCACTCAAATCTGCCATACTGATCGTAGTAGGTACAGAACTTATTTAACAACAAGTCGTATTTGAAAGGATCATACCCCTTAATTAATGCAATTATATCTTCTTTGCTACATTCTACTTGCATTCCAACCTCCCCACATGTTTCTGATAATCAATTACACCATCAAAGAATTCATTCTCTGCAAACACAATCTGTCTTGGCTTCTCACAGCCTTCAGAAGAGTTCCATTCCCATTCTAGACTCTGTTCTTCGTAATTGCAAGATTTAAAGACCCAACCAACCTCTTTCTGCTCTTCAGCGAAGAGAACGCCTTTCATGTATTCTGATCGTTCGTGTTTGGGCATTATTCATCCCAGCCTCTGTAGTCACAGCAACACTCACCGCTGTAACGTGCATAGCAATAACAATGATCGTCAATCAAAGCTGTTCCGTTGCAAGCTCCACAGATTTCAAAAGTCCCACCTTCAATGTACTGATAGTATCCGGGCTTTGTTTCGTATCCTTCCCACTCCTTTGTGCACCAGTCACAATCTCGTTGTCTATATTTCATCCACCTTCCTCCTAATCTGAAACTCTCTACCCCTCACATGAGCTTGGTGGTACATTCTCCAAGCATCTTCTGTTCTGCCATCTTTGTAGAAAAAGCTATAGTCCTTATCTCGTGTAAGATCATATCCCTGACGACGAGCATAGAATTCAAATTCCTCCTTTACTTGTTGTTCAAAGAAATCATAGCCTGAATCTTCATAACAACCGTTTGGTAACAGGATATCACTCATCCACCTTCCTCCATTCATCCCAAATAATTTCTTTTGTCTTTAAGTTTTCACTTCCGATCTTATACCAAACACTTCCATCTTCAAGAATATCTGTTTGCACATGAAATGTCAAGGATAAGCGTTCAGCTTTTGCTTTCTGTTCTTTCGTTTGGAATTTAAGAATGTTTGTCATCTCTATTTTTCCTAAATGGTCTTCCATCAAGCTCTTTTAGGTAGGTTATACTACCATCGTGCCAAGGGCAAGTCTTACACAGTAGATATTCCCACCACACCCAGCACTTTTCTTCCTGTACATATATAGGAAACCATATAAATTTCTTTTTAAATCCTTCGTCTTGCTCGAATGTCTGCCAACGCATAATATCTTTTCCTCACGTTTTGCGCTATAAATAATCGAGCTATCCTATAAGACGTAGGGGGCAGTCACTGACGTGACATCTCGATTATTTTATCATTATTTCCTATGAATCTCTTTGTTTGGATTGATTACCAATGACCCTTCCAAGCAGCAGCAATCCACATTGCGATAAATCCTAAGCCCATACCAAGTAAGAAGGCTAGTAGGCTGCTTAAACCTAATGTTACAGTTAAAGTAACTGACAGAACACAAGCAATAGCTACACAAAATAAATCTTTCATTCAATCCTCCTCATACTCAACTGGATTTGTCTGACTCTCATTATGCCACTCAAGGAATAGGCCTACAAACTGCACAGCATTTTCCCTTGGATTCAATTTTACCAATTCAGCTAGCGTTCTGCAACCGCATGAGTCTACGTATTCATTCAAATCAACACCAAGTTTCTTACAGGCTCTGCGAATATGTTTTGTTTCTGTGTTTGGTGCTGACCAGTTTGGAAGACGTAGATTGTATAGTGAAGCCAGATAAGCCCAATGTTTACCATCCTCTCCATGGTCTGTGTCTAGATTCTCTTGTGCAAATAGAACTTTCTCTTGTCGTGCAATACGACCTTGTTCTAAATAGGCTTGTCGTTGTTCTGGTGTAATATCAGATAACATATATTCTCCTTAATAAGTCATCCAAGGATCTTCTAGACCTTGATTATTTTTAAATTGTTTAAGATACTCTTCACACTCAGTTTTACTATCAGATTGCATTAGTATATCTTTCGGTCCGTACTCATAGGGACCAAACGGATACTTCAAAGGCTCTACTCTATAAACACTATAAGTAAAATGTTCTTCATGGCAACAGGTTTCTGGGTGGCATTTGTATTCATTAAAATAGTAACAATATCTGAAACTCATTCTTTCTTCTCCTTTTTATCATGCAAATACAGAAGCTGTAAGAACACAGCAGTCATACCTAGTAATGTACCAAAAATAATATACCACCAACTGTGAATTATGAAAACTAGTGCTATTAGATAGCCAACACCTGTTACAAAAACAAAAGCCAAGAATCCTAATACTGTTAGGATGAGAAGTCCTAGCCAGAAATCAATGTTTTTAAATCTTTTCATTTAAGATTTTCTCCTGCTCAAGATACTGTCTATAGACATCTACTGAAACTTGTATTTCCTTGTTGTCTGGGATTCCAGTAAGCTCCTTTTCCCAGTCTGTGCCTAACCATTCAATTTTTAGGACAATAGTTTCTCCAGAAATCCTGTGAATGCGGTAGCAATATTTATCCCCAAATACAAGATCCCAATCATCAAATCTGGATACTGTTTCTTCATGTAGCATTCCGAGCATAACAAAACGTCTTGGTTTTACTTTGCGAAGCTCTCCTGCTAGCATCGTCGTTTTAATATCTTTCATATCACAATCCCATTCTTCCTATAGCAAAGCTCTAAGATATACTTGTTAATCATATGTCCTTGCTCAAGATTCAAAAGAATTCCTTCACGAGCCTTCTCTTCCATTAATTCTACAGTAATTGTAGCTGCTTTCCTAGCACATTCTTCTAATACTTGTGTTTGCCAAAGCTGATACTGCGTTCCTGATCCGTTTAGTCTAGGTTGCTGATGTGTACAGCCTGTTAAAGCAATTATGAAAGAGAAAGCTATGAAGTTTTTCATCTCATCTTACACTCCGACTATCGCTATTACATCTTTGATTGTGATTAGTTCTACCTTGTGTCCGTAAGATCGTAATTCAGCTAACATATCTTGCAAAATAGCTTCATTGTAAGGTCGTATGTAATTCGTGTGTTTGGATAGAACATACTGACTTCCTGAGTATCCTGTAACTAAGTAAGTATTTCCATCTTCTTTGACGTCAATAATTCCTGAATTCAACCTCCATGAATCACCATCTAGGTATCCTCCAGACCACGATCCAAAGACTTTAAGAACAACATCATCAGAACCATAAGCTTGAATCTTAAGGATTGCATATCCATCCGGTGTATAAATCATGAGGCTCTACCTCCCACTTGGTCCATGTGTTTGTAATACTCAGACTCTTTCTGTTTATTCAACATTTCTTTTAGCTCTTCACGAGTCATTTAATCTCTCCTCTAAAAACAACACATACTCAAAGAACTGTTCAATACTTGCATTCAGCCTGAAGTATTCCGAACCTCTGTTCTTTTTGTAATCATCAAAAGCAGGAAAGAAAGGCTTTTCTCCATTTTTAAATCCCTGCTTCCACTGATCCCTTTGCTTTACTAAATTCATGATAGAAAGTAAACTGGCAGTCCACGTTGCACAAGACTAATGATCGTCTTTGGTCCTGTATTTGTAACAATCGTATTGTCCCGTGCTCGATAAATAGCATCTTCAAAATATACTGAATTTATCTTGTCAAGGATAATTAGACCATCAATATAAAGTTCAGGTTTGTTGTTAATGTTTGTGATGTGGATTTGCTTTAGATTATCTCCACTCACCAGTCCATCTCCTCTGCGACAATACTTGATTTCTTGCAATTTTCACAAGTTACCGTTTCACCAAGATCGTCATAAAATACCCAGTCATGCTCCTCTTCACAATGAGGACATTCCCAACCAGTACCGACTACTCCGTAACCATCACTAATACCATACCAAGTCATCGTTTTCATTTCAAGAAATCCTCTGCAAGCTTCTGTTTCTGTTTTTCTGTAAGATAATCAGCACGATTAACAACACCAATAGCACGTTTTAATCCCAAATAATATTGTTCAGTAGCTTTGTGTTCTGCTTGTTTAATCTTCTCAAGCAATTCGCTCTTCTCTGACGGCATCATGGTTATTCTCCTTTATAAAGTTTGGTGAGACGTTCACGAGCACGTTTCTCGATCTTGGCTTTCACTCGTTCTACTTTTTCTTTGAAAAACTCTTCAAGCTCTTTTACAACGTAGAGGACTTCTTCGTCTGTAAGCCAAGGCTCTGGTTTTTGAAATACTCTATCGGATGTTTTTGGAGTATAACTAATAATACCAGTATCTTTGATTACGACGCCAATAAAAGTTTTATCGTTTACTTTGTCCTGTACCGAATATTTAATCCATTTCGATCCGCAGAAATTTACTTCGTCTGAAAAATATTCAGATTTTTGAATTGTAAACTGTTTTGGATTTTTCTTAACAGCTTTCACAAAACTAATCACAGGTTCTGAAATATTAGTTTTTACGACAACTGGTTTTTCAGTTACTAGTAGATCTTTATTCCATAGCTTCTTAAGTGCTTCAAACATCATTCTTCTCCTAGAAACTGTTGATAATAAAATGGCGCCATAAACTCAACAAGGTTCTTTTGCACCTTCAAAACACCATTCTTTGTTTGCTGCAAAGAAACATGAGAAACAATTTTACGTGATTGGCTTTTCTCGTATTCATATGGAGAGAGCTTGAATGCTGAATCTACGTTTGGTCGAAGACCGTAAGCATCTACTGGATAATACAGACAGGTATGTGTGTCATACTTCCAAACGCTATTGTGCAGCTCAATTGCTGTACGCATACTGATAAAACGTTCACCAGTCTTTACAGGATAAGCAAATTCATATCGTTTACCGTCTTTGGTTCGTTTATAGCCAAGCTCTACAAGGAAAGCGTCAACAGACTGTAGTTGCAGAATCTTAGTGTCTTTAATTTCTACTTGTTCTTTCATTTTGTTTCTCCTTAAGGGTATTTAATATATTCTACAGTAGTTCCAGCTTCGTACTCATCGTAAAGTTCGTGGTAACGGTCAATAATTGCTTTAGCCCACTCAAGACCTTTCACTTCTTCAAACTCCACATTGTGGATACAATCCCGTTCAGCACGGAATGGCAATTCACCTTTAAAGTCTTTTATAAACTGCCACTTCAGGAATCCATAGCCAACATCGCTGAAATCTTCCCACCATGTAATTTTCGTAAATGGTATACGATATTGAACTTGTGCAGTGTAACGGCTGTTGTGTAGTTTCTTAACGTGTCGAATACGTGTATTTCGTGTGTACGGCATATTCTCTCCTTTAATTGATGTTATGAAGCGCTAGCGAATCACCAGCACAGTATAGCTCAAGCTTGGCTGATTCTTCAAGCTCTAATTCATATTGTAAATCAGAAATAAGCTTCTTGCAAAGCTGAACACATTCATTAATCTCTTTTCCACCATAAAGTTTGTGGTGGTGTTCTGGTTGATAACTCGCCCACTCATTTAGCTGAGCTTTAATTCTAACAAGAGCTTTATAACGTTGTTGTGTGTTCATGGTATTTCTCCGTAAATTTATTTACTCTTGAGTAATTTCGTGTACCACTGTAAGAGATTTAAATACGATTGTTCTGTGCTGTCAAGGTGTTTCTTTTGTCTTAAGGTACGAATATCTTCAATAACCCAGTCTTCTGGTTTCATTCTTTCTCCTTTTTAGTAGCCATCTCTAAAAGCTGACCTACTTCTTCTGTGATAAAGTATAACTCAGTGTATGACGGCACATCAATTTTCTTGGCAAGCTTTTCTGATCTATCCAAAGCCTTCTTGAGATGTCCGTGAATACTCTTAAGCTCTTTGATGATTTCACTTTTGGTCACGTTCCAGTTCCTCTTCTAATTCCTTAACCTTCTTTTGAAGATAATTAATTAAATACCTTTTGTCTATGTTCTTAATAACAGCTTCGGCGTGCATAGTAGAGTCGTATCTATTGATGTTCTTCCTAATCCAGTTTGCTTCCCATTCCAATTTCTTCCCTCCAATAAAAATAGCCCTTACTCACAGTGTTAATAGTACACCAAGAATAAAGGCTATGCAAGAATTTGTTTAATTGATTTGCTCTATTTCTAGGCCGTGTTTCAATAGATATTCTATACCGTCATTACAGCGGTAGTCGTGACGATAATACACCTTACGAATGCCTGCTGTGACGATCTTGATACTGCAACTCAAACACGGTTTGTGTGAAATGAACATCTCGGCACCGTCAGCAGTTTCTGAACTATTCCAAAGCTTCTGTAGTGCTGCATCCTCTGAGTGTCGAACAGTGCTTAATGTATTACCTTCTTCGTCCTCACAAACTTCTGTATGCCAGCCGGGGGGTTGACCATTACAACCTAAAGCTATGACAGAATCATTCTTGAAAATCAAGCTTCCTACTTTGAGGCGTTCAGCATAAGACGTTTCTCCAAAACGACAAGCCATGTCCATAAGAGCAAGTTTGTAAATTTCTTTCATAATCAATAGAGAATTGTGCAGCTAAAGAAGTCTAGGTTTTCCTTTTTATCACCATAATCATCTTCCAAATCTTGAAGAGATTCATAATGGCTTAGGAAAGCTAGTTCTTCATAATCAAGACTTAGTGCTTCGTCTTCGTCAACACCACGGATAGAACGATAACCATTGCCCTCATCGTCTTTTTGCATGTATACCTCTGATTCTGGATCAACACCTTTCAAGAGTTTGATCAATTCTTTTACTTTCATTAAATCTCTCCTTCCAAATAAACTCTCATTGCCCAAGTCACTTGTCGTCTTGGCCTGTCCGAATGATCATACACAACTCCATCAATAATTGCAATAGCATGACCACATAAAGCTACGTAATATCGTCCTTTCGGATGCTTCTCACAAAACTTCTTAAGCTGAATCCTGTTTTCTCTTGTGTAAGGCCCAACTTTATGCTTTGTTTTCTTCAAGCTTTGTGGTAAAACTTTGCTACTTTGTATACCACATTTGTTTTGTCTGTTACAAGCATTCTTTAAATGACTGTGTGCTTTTTCGTATGTTGTATTGAACACTTTAGCAAAAGCTTTTACAGTGCAGTCATTCCATTCATTTAATCTTTTTGAAGCTTTAATTAATTCCTCATCTAGTGGCATGTATTGGTACATGGAAAAATCCTTTAAACAGTTGGTCGAAGGTGGCTAGCGGTCCCACGCCTCGATGTGGTTCCAGTACAAGTATAATCCCCTGACCCACTTGACATTTTAGCTTGCCGAACAATATAGAAATTCTTTCCCCAATTTTCATCAGCCCATGCTTGTGCTTCCGCTCGACTACGAACGTGAATATAAACTAGTTGATTTAGGCTTGTCAATACATAAAATTTTGAAGGGTGTTTGAAAGTAAAGCCTTCTTCATCATTATAATTGTCAATATCAGAAGATTCCACCACTGTTACTTTAACTTCTTTAGACATAATATCTCCTTATAGTTTTACGCAAGATAAGGCTTGATAATGAGTATAACAAACGACATTAAGTTCTGTGTCAATCACCCTATTAAGTCGATAATTAGGATTTGCTACTAGTTCTGATTTAAATCTAATCGGAGTATCAGCTTGAACACATCCTACGAGCAGTAATCCTAGAAGTCCGATGTTTACGTATTTCATAAATCTTCTCCTTTGAATCAAGTGTGCCCTAGAATTGTAAGCAGCACACTATCTTCTGTCAACTGATTTTATTCAGATTTAGCTGAAATCTTTCCGCCAATAACAACCGCACTCTCCGACTCGATAGTAACAGAATCTTTGGCAACTACAACTTTACTTTTTGGTTTAGCTTTACGGGCAGCTTTCTTTTCAGTATCAGCCTTTTTCTTTTCGTACTGCTCAATCCCTTGAGCAACTGCGTCAGCAATCATAGCGTCTAGGGTCGGCATCTCGAAATCTTCTTCGGTTTGTCCACACTCTAAGCAATCCGGGTTTCCACAACCTTGTGATTCTACATATTCATAGTAATTAGCCATACGCTCTTCAAGTTCTTTTGCACCAAACCAGAATTCCTTGCCATCGTTACATTGAGAAAGCTCGGCATCACTGAGTAGGCCCTTGTACGTGGCAACAATTTCCTCCTCCATTTGTTTAATGCCGAACTCTGTCTGACTCTTAATGTCTGGATTTTTTCCGACCGCACCCCACCATGAGCAATGCGCCATGAATTGGATATGTTTTCCCCATCCATGAGACGAACACGCCAAAAAGATACCTGTTGCAGCACTCATGCAGTCATATTCAATAAAACCACGAACTAACGCTTGAGACTCTTCAATGGCGTTGACAATCATCCGCTCAGAGGAAACAAGACCACCTCTGGAATTTAGTCGGATAATCACCTCATCTTGGGGTCCAGCACTTCGAAGAATGTTACACAGGTCTACATAGTTCTCAGGTTCACGAATAGGACCAGTAATGTAGTAGGTGTATTGAGTGCCACGAACTTCTGTAGTGAAGATGTTGTTTTGTTGTACAATTGGCAGCATAAATTCTTCTGACATACTTTAACCCTTCTCGTAATAAAATGCTTTAACAAGTGCTTTAGTTAGTTTGCTACGACGACCACTATCTTCAAATGTGAAGTTCACAAATCCAATATTGTTCTCTAGCTCACGAATATCTTCTTCATCCAAAAACTTTGGAGGATTTTCTTTAATGCTTTTCAATAGTCCGTCAAGATATAGAAGGCCTGTTTCTTTTCTGATATCCTTTTGACGCCAATCGCCCGTCAGGCAGAGCTGAGCACCGTCCCCAACCCGCGTAGTAAGCATTTGCATCAAGTCCGTATCAAACCCTTGACTTTCTTCACAAAGGACAAAACAGCCATCCTCGAAACTGAATCCCCTCATCCATTCTACGCTTTTGAATTCTATAATCTTTTTCTCAAGCATATATGCAAGCTGTGCTTTTCCAAGGAACTTGGTTAGGTGCTCCAAGATGCTAGTAAAGATTACAGAGAGCTTTTCGGCCTCTGTCCCAGGTACTGCCCCGATTGTTCGCCCGCAAGATTCATAAGGACGGACAAGATACACTTTATCAATTTCTTTAGCTTTAAGCAAGTTTGCAGCGTGCCATGCAGCTAGAATTGACTTACCACCCCCTGCTGGACCTTGGAGGCAAACAATCTTCCGACCCTCCTTCAAATACTTAGCGCCAAGTTCTTGGGCATCTCCAATTGGCTTGAAGGGCATTGAATTAAATTCTTTCTCTGCTTCAAACTTCTCTTTTGTAGCTGAGCCTCCTGCTTTAGTCTTACGTGTGCGGACCCGTGGAACGGCAATTTCCATTCCGTCTACTTCCATCATAATGTGTCTCTGCTTGGCACCCATCAGTCAGTTACCTCTACGTTCCAATTAATTAGGGACTCATAAACAGCTGAGTTAATACTGCCTTTGTACTTGTTTGCTAGATCTTTAATTACTTTTTCTTTTGCATCTTTATAAACCAAGAATGCAGCTTCGGGTGTGTCATATCTTCCTAGACAAATCCTTCGTCCTTCTCTATTAATCTGGGCAATAAATCGTCCTGATTTCTTTTCTTTGTGAACACCTAATGGATACTCTCCTCGCTTGTTACCTCGCAGCGTAAACAGATTATTAATCTCAACCGGTACAAAAGAACAAGTATCTGGAGAATACACCTTGTTACTCCTTTCTGCAATATCTTTATCTAGGCACCAGTCTTTGTTTTAAATTCAGGCTGGTACTCACACCACATTGCAAAATTCTGGAAGCTGTGCCATATACTGTCAACAGAACAACCGACATATGTGATATTTTTCTTGAGTGATTCTTCATCATAACAGCGTGTTAGCATATTACTCCAAATTGTGAAGATCTGCCTAGAATTCTCTGGGCTGTAGTACCCCTCTCCCAAATAACCTATACCAGAATAACCCCTTCGGTATGGATTCCTAATACCCTGTTTTGCATCGCTTCGTAATACTACTTTTTCATAACCAAATTCATCCAAAAATTTAATTTTACACTTTGCATTAGGTAGTTGTTCAATAACCTTAAACTTACAACCATAGAAGTTCTCAATTACTTGACCTACTTCTACAGCAGGCTTGCGCTTCTCCCCAGTCTTTACATAGTGTTTAACTTCAAGCAGTGGTGTTGCAATCCAATCCCTAATTTTACCCTTCTTGATTTCCCTTACGGCTGCCCATACCTCAAATCCAGACTCTACAAACCTAACCTTAACTTCATGTGACCGCACATACTCTACGATTTCAAAAGTCAATCCCTTTGTATTCCTAAACTTCTCTCCAATAGCAACAGCGGGCTTAAGATTATTCTTGCCATTTTCTTTGATGAGTTCTTTTTGCAAGCACCGACAGGATTGTGTTTTGCCTCCCAAAATACTATGCACATCACTTACCGTTTCATTTCCACAACTGCAATCACATACAAATTTAGGTTTAGGATTACGTACAACACCTTTGATTGTCAGCCTACCATACACCTCACCAATATGTTTTGCGTAAAAATCTTCTGTTTCCATAACTCTCCTTAAATATTATCGCCTTGCAGAATCATTGTTTCATAGATTTTAGAAACAGTCAACCCTTCTTTCTCAATTGTTAGCTTAAATCCTGCACTCTCACTAGCACCACCTTCCCCATACTGAAGACCATACCCTACACCCTCAGCAGCACTAACAATTTCAAGCTTAGCCCCATATTCAATAAATAAACCCCTCATTTGTGCTAGAAATACCTCAAGCATCTCTTGCTTCTCAATCTCATTTATTTTACTGCTACTCCATGATTTAATATTAGCAATTTGTGTGTATATATTGTCTGTATATTGGAATACTTCAGGATCATCTTCTATGTTCGAGATGATAACAACAGATTCATCAACATGAGTTTCCAAAGCATTCATGTCGGCTAGGACGGATTGGTATTGAGCTTTAGTTGACATTACTTGTCCTCCATCAAAGCGCTTAGTTTACGCTGGGCTTTTTTATGTGCTTCCTTCGTACGATTCACTTCAGCCTTAGCTTGTGCAATTTCCTCGGCTTTCTTGTCTTCACCATAACCGTCAATTTCTAGTTCCATGCTTTCTGGACCAAACCAACCATTTCCATTCGAGTAGCTTGACATAGCCGCTGTATGACAATCGAACTTACGTCCATTAATGACAATTGGAAAATCATGTTCTGCCTTGATAGCTCCAAATACATCATTGCATTCTTGTTCACTTAAGCGAATACTAAATTTCAATTAATTTCTCCTTTATTAGTTTCAAGTACAAAGCTCATCAAATCGCTGAGGGGTCTAGTCATTGCTAGTGTGGCTGCATGAACCGCTTGAGTATAGTTAGCATAAATCTCAGATGCAAGAAATTCTTCAACCAAATAATAAGTTTCTGGATTAATTCTTGAAAATAATTCTTGTTTCCATTGTACATTCAATTTATCAAATGAAATCTGATCAAGCATCAATAGGATTTCAGGATGATCGGCATATAGAATTTTAAGACTGTTTTTCAAAACGTGAGTGTCATTCATAACCCACCTCAATCAAAAGTCCCCACTCTTCGTGAGTTGTTTTCTGTGCAGAATTACTGTGCTGATCTTCCCCTTTCCATGCAACCATGTAGTTTTCTTTACTACCATCTTGGTAAATAATACCAAACCAGCAAATGTCATTGTACTTAGAAAGTCGAGCAATTACAAAATCCCCATACTCAGACTGTTCTGTATAGTCGTCAAACTTTTTCTCAAATTGTACATGGAGCTTATTTACAACAGAATATTCATTAATTCCGTTTGAACAGTGGTATGTTTTAAGTTTTGTAATTTCGTTAATTGAAAAATGCCAAACGTACTCAATTGGAACTTCTACACTTTCGCAATTTTCAAAACCAAAACTAATTGCTTTTACTTCAATCATCTCGTTTCTCCTTCTCATAAATCAATTGGTCCCAAGTAGCACCAGTATACATCCAATAAAGCAAAGCTGCAAGTACCAATGGCCAGATAATTAAGTTCATTACAATAAATAGTGTATGAACAACAGCCAACATTGTATTTTCATCAGCTAATTTCCATGTTTCGTCTGTATATCCATTCTTTTCAATTTCTTCCTTATCCATTTGCTCGAATAATTCTTGAATACAATGGAACAACCCTCCTTGATTTTCTGTGATGCGATAGAGGAAAGATTTTAAGAGATAAAAAGAACATACACCGCATAAGAGCCAAGCTAAAATGTAAATCATTGTTTTATCCCCTCAATCCTAGACTTAGCACTTTCAAAATAATTTTTGTCTAATTCAATACCAATAAAATTACGATTAAGATTCTTACAGGCCACACCGGTTGTCCCACTTCCCATGAACATATCTAGAACAGTATCTCCTTTATTACTATGGATTTTTAAAAGTTGTTCCATTAGATAGATAGGCTTTTGCGTGGTGTGCCCTGTCTTCTCACTTGATGGTGTTAGACTGCCAGTAAACTTAGGTCGATCGTATGTTTCACTCTGTGGATTAAAGGTCCATTTAGCTTTGGTATTAGTACACCACACTGCCACCTCATAGTCAGTAATGTATCTACGGTCTTTATTACGAGGCATCGGGTTAGATTTCTCCCAACGAATCATATCTTTGATAATCAGTCCATTTTCTTCACAGCATTTTGCAATTTCTCCGATATTTTTCCAATCATTAAAGATGATCACTGAGCCGTCTTTATGCAGAATCCGAGGAATCTCTTTAATATAAGAGAATAAGTCAAAACCTTTATCCCACTCACCAAAATCGATCCCCGCTCTCCCCATGGTGTGGAAGTTATTTTTACGTGCAATATTATAAGGTGGGTCGGTCAGCACTAAGTTAACAGAATTGTCTGCAACCTTTTTGATTTCTTCTAGGCAGTCGCCGTTGTATAGTTTAAAAATCATTTAGTCTCTCCAAACACAGCTTCTTCACAGTATATACCATGCTTCTTCAAATAGGCACTGAGATTTTTATTCTCCTTTAAAATAGCTTGCCTGTCATTCAGAAGATTCATAATGATTCTTTTAGCTACCGAATCAAAGCTTAATGTCCGTAAATCACCTTCTGAAACAATTGATTGAATACTACCACATTCTTTCTTTGGATCAACACGAATTGTTAGGAAATCAATATCCTCTTGTTTCATTTCCATTTCTCCACACATTTAACCTTAACATCCCCACTAACTGAATCGGTTATTAACAGGATAGTACTCATTCCAACAGAATCGCATTTATCCATCTTCTCGCTTAAGTCCTTGGGGTTTGCAACATATTGCTCACATCCAGCAAGGAGCATAACACCAAAAACTCCAATAACTTTAATCATCTTCATAAATCAAATCCTCCCAAGTTTTCTTATTAATCTGTTGCCATGCCATCCATAATAGCGTAACAGGCCAAGAAATGCAACACCAAATCATCAATAATGTTAAAACAGTCGCTACTGTAAAGTTTTCAGGAATTACTTTCCACCGTTCGTCAGGAATCTTACCATCTTCAATATCTTGTTCATCCATTGCTGAGAATAATTCTTGAATACCAGTATAAAAGCCTCCGATTGGTGCTGTAAGTTTATACAACCAATTCTTCATAAGCATGTATGTGCAAAAGCCGATGAGCAGGTATGCTAGGATGTATGTCATTATTCTTCATCCACATAGAATTCAGGAAACGATGTGTTGGACAACCCTGTAAATCTCCAATCCTGTAAATCAGATTCATCAAATTTTAACACTTGTCCATTTCTCATCCAAACAATATCAGAAAGATCCTCTTGATTAATCTCCCAAAGCTTCTTTTTCAACTCAAATAATTCATCAATATCTACTACCATCTTATATCTCCTTCCAAATATTACTTTTCTAGGCTCTATGCTGCGTTTATACCAACGTTCTCTTCTATTTTGATATAGGGTACTGGGTAGAGATTGAAACGTCTTAAATCGCTTAATTTACCGTGGTGTTTTCATTCTAGTCCCAAATCCTTCTTAGCATCTTCAACGATTTGTTTAGCCATAGCGTACAATGTAGAATCACCTTCTGTCAACACCTCAAGCAGCAATTCTTTTTCTTTAATGTAAACACGAGCAAAGTCTTTATCATGCTTTACAATTGAACGGCTATTGCTGATAAGGTCTGCAAGCTTGATTGTTTTTGAAAATGGAAGAGCTTTTGCAGTATGTTGCCTATCGATTTCCTTACGTTTAGCTCTGTTACCATCTTCAGGTTTTGATATGTCAGTAAGGTCATCTACAAACATGGCAACAAAAGGTCCAAATTCTTCGTCTATCTCTTGATAAGTAACTCCACAATCTTCCCTCGTATCGTGAAGAAGTGCGGCTGCTAGCATCCTATCAGTATGAGGGACTGTTGAAACAATACTCATAACCTCTACAGGATGATAAATATAAGGCTCATTTGTATATTTGCGCTTCTGACCTTCGTGAGCTTTCTTTGCAAACTGATAAGCTTTATAAACAAATTCACTCATCTGAAAGGTGACAGGCTCTCGTGTGAAGGGGTGGAGCATTGGTAGTTCGTATTTCATTCTACTCTCCTTTAAGTCTTTGCCAAACATGCTCAGCGTAACTATGAGCACCATCAATAAATTCAAACCTATCTGTAATTTCTTCTGCTATGTACCTGTCCCAGCTTTCTTCATTAGCATAGCTCAGAATTATTTTTAATGGAACCCTTAACCCTAAGAAATCACCTACGGTGTGTAGGTGTTCTGCCCACATCAAACCTTGCTTCCAGTCAGACTCTTTCATTAACTGTACCACTTATTTGCTTCGACACTGTACGGAGGAACCAAATACATACTAGCATAATGATTCGCATTCTCTTTACTGCTAAACCGGTCCATCAAATGCTTTCCAAAATACACACAATAACGTTTCTTTCCATATGGACGTTCAATGATTTTGATTTTAGACATTTCTCAATTCCTTTAACCGTTTTCTCAAGTGTTCGTCATTTTCTTGCCAACACCAAAGTTCAACAGAGTATCCAATATCAGTCCATACGCACCAATCATTTGGTTTGTTGTTTAAATCATACCCATAAATTTCTCTTTTAACTATAGGTAGTAATGCCAACCTATCCAAATAACTCTCCACACAATTCTCCTTATTTCTCATTATTTCAAGCTGTCCACGTAATCCTGTGGTGTTTTTCCAAGAATGTAATATTCTCTCATCATCACTGAGTAATTATCTGCTGAGAGTGGGCGTGTTGTCAAGCTTTTTACTTGTTCTACAAACCAAGGCCAACCAAAAGGGGTGTTTGGTATAATTTTCATTGGAATTTCTCCATTAACTTTAAGCGTTCAATTTTCTCTGCTTTATCTTTTTCTTCACGCCAAAGTTTAATAGCCACCTCACGCATTTTTGACAGACGTTTCAAAGCCTGCATCCTAAAGCTATTAAAAGCTTTCTTGATGTAACGTAACTCCCAACCATTTAAAGAAAAGCCTACACCGTTTACACTATAAAGCTCACCTTTATGTACAATTCCATAATACACATCGCCATTCTGTCTGTCCAATAGTTTAGCATATCCTGTATAACTATTATCTTTGCTCATCCAATCGTAAATCTCTCCCCACAAACCACTTTCTTTTGCGTAAGAGTAGTTGTGGAATGAAAGCTTAAACCGTTTTGGGTTATTATTCAAGCACCTGACAAAAGAAATCACTGGCTCTCCAACCATTGGATCAATAGGTTCTTTAGGTTGTGGGTTGCGTACAGGTGGCTTCTGTGATGGGATTGATCCGAACAACCATTCTAAAAATTTCATCTTTCTCTCCTAAGTACTTCAGACATTTCATTTATGTTTGCACATCTCTGTGCTGTACGGGGTATAGGATAGCAGTGGTAGGGGAGGGATGCAAGGGGTTTTGGAAATATTTTTGTGTAGCCGCAGAAATGTAAAGGTTGTGTAAAGATTAAAATAATGCTTGCCATACTACTGAAACAGTGGTATACTTGTATGGGAAGGTAGAGATAAAATATAAAGGATTTATTCCTTGTACTCTCTTCGCTTTAGGTGTATAATATTACTTCAAATTTATTTTGATCGGCTTGTTGGTCGGCTAATGTGGTGGCTTCTGCTTCCTGCATGACCTGGCAGCGACAAGCTTAAACAAGCGGACTACTGTGAGTGATGGGACAGTCTGCAAGGTAAACTGAAAGCTACTACCTCCCTGTCAGCCCGTCAAGGCTGTGCGATATGCAATGTAGCAAGGCAATACATTGAACGTGTTATTGTCCTGAAGACGGCTGTGTGATCCGTGCAGACCGTAGGATTGAAAGATCCTCTTAATCTCGTCTCAAGTTGGAAGAATCTATCATAACGGATAGAGGCAGATAAAAGCTATCAGATAAGGTACTCTACTCAGTCTTAGGCAGAGCGTTAGCTTTGTATGGCTGGGTAAGGGTTTCTTTTATCTGAAGTTCTTATCTGAACTCAGTTGGAAGTATATAAGATTAAGTAATAAATAATACAAATATTTAGTAAATAAGAGATTAAGATGAAATATAAATTCTATGAACAACCAGAGAAACAAGAAATACTATCCCTAGGTCAAGAATGGGTTAAATACAGAGAATCAAACACACCCCTATATTTTAAAGAGCTTCAATGGATTGCTAAGAATACAAACACAAAGGTAGAAGATTATTTTGTTGATGATTGGACATTTGGTGATCCTGTAGTTTTCCATAAGGCTGATGGTTATTTCGGTTATCTGCTTTCTGACTTCTATCTCTATTTTGATACGGATGATTGGGAGTCTTACACAAGTTAAAATATTTTATGTAAAAGCTTGCATTTTTAGATTTTCCTTGATATACTTATGTTTACCAGTTAAACAAATAACTCAAACAAGAATAACAACAAAGGAGTTATTCAATGAGATGTAAATGTTGTAATGTTCCCATGACTTGGAGAGATGTAAAGATTTCACAAGATGATGGTAGTGAAGAAGACCTATGTAGTAAGTGTCTATCTGTGGTTTATTGCATTGATGACTATGAGCCACATCATTATCAGTTTCAAGAAATTTGTGATGAATTCTATGTTCCTGAAAAATATTTAGAATAATGCTTGCAATTGTGATGTAATAATGTTACAATTATGTATAAGGTAAATTATTCCGATGGCCTATCGTATAATTGGAAGTACGGGGAACTCATAATTCCTACAGTAGCAGTTCGAACCTGCTTGGGCCAAGAACCTATTTTAAAGATTTATCGGCTGCGCAACAGTCGTTAAAAACACGCAACAGAAAGACTTTTATGGCAAATTACTCTTTGTAGGGTTTGTTCCGTGTCCCTGTTGCGACATTGAGTAATTTGACTATAGAGGTTTTAAATGCAAGAAGAAATTGAAATTTGGAAAGATGTTGTTGGGTACGAAGACCGCTTTATGGTTAGTAATTTTGGTAACGTTTGGTCTAAGACTAGAAATAGACCAATAAAACTTATCAACTCTAAAACAGGCGGTTATCCTTCCTTTGCAACTAGGATTGGTGGAAGGGATGGAAAGGCAAAACTATTCAAAGTTCACAGAATGGTAGCTGAAGCATTTCTGGAACCACCTTCTCAAGAAATGATAGACGAGTGCTCGAAACACGTATATGGCGTTGTTTTGGTAAACCACAAAGATTGTAATAAAACAAATAATCATGTTTCTAATCTAGAATGGTGCACACCGAAGCAAAATGCACAGCATGCAGTTTTGAATGGATTGCAGGTGGTAAATCCTAAGTATGGTCTTGAGAATTCACAATTCAGGTTGACAGAAGATCAAGTTAATTATATTAAAAATAATTACGTTAAGGGTAGCAGAGAGTTCGGGTCTCTAGGATTAGCCAGAAAACTCGGAGTCGGACGCGGAAGTATCAGAACCGTGATCGATGTCTATCTTACATAATAAAAGAATATTCTCGTAGCTCAATGGTAGAGCAGAATCCTTCTAAGATTCTGGTTGCAAGTTCGACCCTTGCCGGGAATGAATCCACATCAGCGAAATAAAGCAAGTAACGATGTGTATGCTTCACGTTTTGTTTCTCCTCTCATACGTGAAGCTATCTCTCTACAATGTGTCTTTCTCCTCCATGTTGTAGAGCTATGTGCAGCTATTAATTCATTCTCCTGTTGATAGCTGCATCTTTCTAAAGCCTATTTTTGATTAGTAGGTTTCAGAAAGATTTCTTTCTAGAATAATTATAAAGGTATTTATCATGCCAGCACCAGTTGGGAACAAACAGGGCCTCAGTTCTAATCCTGACAACATCAACCGCAAGGGTATAAAAGGCCCTCGTGGTAGACGTAGTGAATTGCGTAAGCTTCTTAAAAAGCTTTCACAGCTTGAAGATGCCTCACTTGAGAATATTGAAAAATCTATCAAAGGTGAAGATGTTCCAAAGGACCAGCTTTCTAGCTCTAAGTGGGTTATTGAACGTATTGTTTCAACGACAACAGCAGCAGTTGGTGAAGAGCAACGTAAAAATGCAATTAAGAAGTCTTTGGAAGAGAATTCAGAAGACACTCCTGAAGAAGATAATTCAACACCAGAAGTTCCAGTCAGACGCTTCAGCTTAACTATGCTTCATGGGAATAAAGAAGATTAAAACAGTTTTGTGTTCAGCACTGAAATCCTAGAAGTGCAGTCGGAGACGGCGGAAGAGCCTTACAAGCAATTTGGCAGATTGTGAAACGATGGATGAAAAGCCCTGTTTAGAGTAATTGGCACTGAAAGTCAAAGCCATTGACGTTGCAAGTTCGATTCTTGCCTAAATAGGATCAGCAGAGATAGGTACTGCAACACAAATTAATAAAGCCGGATTAGTTCAATAGGTTAGAATCCCTGTTTTGTACTCAGGAGGTTGCGCGTTCGATCCGTCGCATCCGGCACCAAACTAGGCCGCAACGGTCTGGTATCGTCCTTTGCCTAGGACACACCCAGAAGCCTCTGGCGGGGCTTCACCTAATTTATACAGAGTTCCCCTTGAGGGGCTTGCGGAGAGGATACTCACCTATGGAGTATCACGCTGATTGGCAGGTAGACAAGTGGCCTTCAGCACTTATTTCAGTCCCAATAATTATAAAATAAAGGAGTGGGGCTTTTGAAGATTGTAACTATCCCTAGTAGCACATCTTATTCAAACTTAAACACTTTAGCTTCTATTTCAGTAAGTAAAAGCTTTGTCATTACAAACCATACAAGTGGTTTAGTATCTATTATTGTCTCTCCTACACAACCTGCTGATGATGCTCGTGGTGTCCCTATCTATACCACACAAACTTTCTATGTCGAGGAATCAGATACAATTGTTTGGGTGAAAGGTGTTACAGGTAAACTTGTAATTCAAGATACGGGAGAGATTGTATCTCCTTATAGTGTAGCTAATCTTCCTAAAGATGTTTGGACTTCTAGTTCTGAGGGCTTTAGACGACTTCGTGTTGACCAAGGACAGACAAGCTTATTTGAAGGAAGAGAGTTTAGAAGTTTCTTTGAATTTAACATCCCATCAGGAAATGTTCAAATATTTAAATTTGTTTCTCCTATTGATTTTGTATTGTTTGAGCAGAGTCTATCAGTAGATGCTGGTAGCATTAGATTCCAAGCGCTTACAGGAGCGACGGAAGTAGCTACATTCAATACAGCGTTACCGATAATTGGTAAGAATAGAATGGCTCAACGTAAGCAGCCATACTATACATCAGTGATTACGATTACAACACATGCTGCTCCTGTTGTATTTGGTAGTGGAGTTACTGGTGGAACTGTTGTAGAAAACACGAGAATTGTAGCAGCTAACGCTACAGCACAACAACAAACGGTAAGTGGTGGTGCCCAATCAGAGCGTGGTCTTAGTGCTGGTACTTATTATCTAAGACTGCATAACTTTGGTTCTGGTGCTGCTACAGGTGTTTACTCCCTGTTTTGGGAAGAGAAACCGGTTTAAGTAGTTGTACAAAGTAATTCTACAGAATGCTCTTGAAATATAGAGCATTTTAATAGAAATATTTTATAAATGCTTGACTTTAGGGGTATAGTTTTGATATTATTCTCCCTTCACATACAGAATTTTGGACATAAAATGCCTAAACAACGAATTACAGTAAAAGCAGTAGATGCTTTAGATTTCCTTAAAGCTTATGAAGATGTAATCCTTCGCGGCGGTAAACTGAATACTAGTGTTTATCCCGTCTTAAGTCAATCGGTTTTTGAAAGCCTTTATTCAGCAGAGTTTATTGCAGATGTAGATCACCTGACAGAGTTTAAAGATAACGGTCCTGTTATTCAAGCATACCCTGTAGAACATATCTATCCAAAAGAATATTTGGACAGTTTGGAAGGTACTGAGGGTTGGGAGAAGCTTAAGAGCATCTGCAATAACGTAGGCATCACCGGCCGTAACCGTAAAGTTATGATTAAAGAATATCTTGAAACTACCGCTCAGGTAGAAAAAGAAGGTAATGAGTGATGAGTGAACAGCAGGCTCCTATCGGACCGGCGTCTACTTTTCAACAAGAGTACCTCAATTCAGACGCACAAATTATCCTAGTAGGCGGCGCTGCCGGATCATCTAAATCGTATGTTGGTCTAATGAGACATCTTCGCTTTGTAGAAGATCCTCATTATAAAGCATATTGTATTCGTAAGAACTCCAGCGCCATTATGGCTTCTGGTGGTTTATTTTGGGAAGCTGTTGCTCTTTATACTCAGTACGACCCTAAACTTAAAGTGAAATTGAAGGATCAGAAGCTAGTTTTTTCCAGCGGGAGTGAAATCTCATTCTCACATTATGAGAATGACACAGCGGCTAAGAAGTATCAAGGTATTCAGATTTCAAACATTTTCTACGATGAGGTAACTCATGCAGATAATGAAGAACAACTCTGGTGGCTTTGGTCGCGTCTTCGTTCTAATGCAAAAAATACACATTCAATGTGGTGGTCCTGTAACCCCGACAATGCAAGTTGGGTTCTAAAGTATGCCATGTGGTATTTGTATCCGCTTGGTCATCCTTTAGAAGGTCGTCCTGATCCTGAAAAGAACGGTAAGATTCGTTATCTACTTCGTATTAATGGTGAACTCTGTTGGGGCGATACTGCTGAAGAACTTCAAGAAAAGTACGGATATGATAAAGCACCAATTAGCTTTCAAGGTTTATTTGGTACTATTGACGATAACCCCCCGTTGATGAAATCAAATCCACAGTACAAGCAAAACTTGGAGGCTCTTCCTCGTCTTGAACGTGAACGATTGCTTCATGGTAACTGGTTTGCGAAGCCAGAAAATAGTTCATACTTTAGTAGATCAACTTGCCCAACACTAGATAAGGCGCCTCTCGACTTAGAATTCGATAAGCTTGTGAGGGTTTATGACGTAGCTGGTACACTACCTCACGATGGTAACAGAAGCCCTGACTACTTTGCTAGTGTAAAAATGGGTAGGTTGAAATCTTCTGGCGAATACGTTGTTATTGAGGTAACACGTACACGAATCACATTCGGACAGTGGCTAGACCATATTTTAGACCACGCTAGACGAGATGGTTTTAAAACTGAAATTGTTCTTGGTGAAGATCCTAACCCAGCAGCAAAAGCATCTATTAAATTGCTTGCTAAGCAGATTATTGAAGCAGGTTATATTGCAAAAACCCAAAGGGCTTCTCAGGGTAAACTAGATGCCTTTAGACCTTTTGCAGCATCTGCCGAATTAGGGATTGTTCATATTGTAGATAATTGTGGTCATGACTACTGGAATAAGATTTCATGTGATAACGAATTCTTCTTACGGGAATTAGAAAACTTTGATGGTACAAGGAAAAGCGGTGAGGCAGGACACGACGATGTTTGTGACTGCATGTCGCTCGCGTACCTACACCTTGTTCAAAAATTTCAAATTCCTACCGTCTCATTCCCATCTATGTCACAGTCTAACCCCTTTAGAGTGTAAAATCAAAGTTTATAAAGGAAATTAAATGGCAGATAACGAAAGCCTAGACCTACAGACCGGAGACTCTGCCATTCCCCGCGTAAAGCTTGGAGAGACTGGTTATCCGGGTTTGAAAGAGTTTGATGGCATTATTCTTGAAGAAGCTAGAAAGGATCTTGTTTACCCTAGAGCCAACAGAACTTACCAAGAGATGTCTCAGGATGCAACTATTGCATCAGCTCTTTCTTTGTTTGAGATGATGATTAGTAGGGTTGATTGGAGTGTACTTCCACCAATTGATGCTACAGACGAAGAGAAGAAATACACTAAGTTTGTAGAGCAATGCAAAGACGATATGGAACACAGTTGGTTCTCCTTCATTAAAGAAGTTACCAGCATGTTTACATACGGGTACTGTGTTAATGAGAAGGTGTATCGTCGCAGATATAGGGTGAATGGTTCTAAATACAATGATGGTCTTGTAGGTATTAAGAAACTTCCTGTACGATCACAAACCACAATCAAAGAATGGAAATTCTCTGACGACGGTAGAGATTTGCTTGCTGTAGTTCAAGATACATCCCTTCTTAATGATGGATTTAGACTTGCTAATTCTCAAGACTTTGCTGGTGAAATTGAAATCCCTCGTAAGAAATTCCTTCTGTTCAGAACTGACGTTACACGAGATAATCCGCAAGGTCGAAGTCCACTAGCTAAAGTTTATACTGCTTGGAAATACAGAAAGCAAATCGAAGAATCTGAGGCCGTTAATTTCAGCGGCATGTTGAAGTGATTTGACATGAAATCCTCGGTAGTTTAAACTACCAAAACTTATCTAATTCAGGGAAACCCCTAACGTAAAGACGAGGGCAATCCTGAGCTAAGCCACTTCAGTTATCTCCGAATCCCAGTAGGAGGCTAATATGAAGAAAGTTATCGAGAATAGTAAAGGTTACAGCGTTGACAACAAAGGAAACGTATTTGGACCTAGAAAAGAATTAAAGCAAGAGTTGTCGAACAGCGGATACTACAGAGTCACCATCAGATACAAGGACGGGGCTGTTGTTAAAAAGAGTGTTCATAGACTGGTTGCTGAAAGTTTTGTTCCAAACCCCGAAGGTAAGCCCCTCGTCAATCACATTGACGGAAATAAAGTAAATAATCAATGTGAAAACTTAGAATGGGTTGACCATAAAGAGAATGCAAGACACGCTAGTGAGAGCGGTTTACTTAGTTATATTGGTGAGAGTCATTATAACAATGTAAATGAAGAAGTTCTGGTTAGGGAAATTTGCAGTCTTTTGGAACAAGGATTTAGAAATAAAGATGTGTGTGAGAGATTGAAAGTCAGTAAATCTCTTGTTTCACAAGTAAGAAATGGAACAGCTTGGAAACATATTTCTTCTGATTATAAACTTACAAAAGTTAGGCAGAAGCGTGTTTCGGTAAATACTATACTCTGGGTTTGCAATAGGCTTGAGGAAGGATTTACAGTAAAGCAAATATTTGAAATGTCTGAAAACATCGAGGTCACTAAAGCTTTGGTGTACGACATTAAGAATAGGAATTCTTACAAAGAAATTTCTAAACCATTTAAATTCTAAAACAGATAATTGAAGTGGAAAGTGCAACGACTATCCCGCAAGGGAGTACACCTAAGTAGGTGGAAATGGTAAGCATCTCAAAGAGATGGTGATATAGTCTGATCTGCATGGAAACATGCAGCAGCTTGAATAAAGCGGGGGAGGATTAACGACCCTCCCTGAACACAAATGCGGAATTACTCGTGGTTTGGGTGGTATTCCTGATTTCAGACTTCCTGCTAAGTTCATGTCTCTAGACGCTACAGCAGAAGAGAAGGCTGTTTACGAAGAAGTAAAACGTATTGGACGCAACCTGCAAAGTAATGAACAAGCCTGTGTTGTCTTCCCGAGCCTTTACGACGATCAAGGTAAACCACTATTTGACTGGAAGCTTGTAGGTCCACCTAATGCTTCTCAATATGATACTAACGTAGCCGTTACTCGATGGGACAACAAAATTCTTCAAGCGCTGTTTGCTGATTTACTGCAAATGGGTAACAGTAAAGGCGGTTCTTACAATCTAGCTGACAGTAAATCAAGCATCATGCAAATGGCTGTTGAATCCCGACTAAAAGAGATTCAAGATGTTCTGAATAATGACCTTATCCCTCAGCTATTTTTACTCAACGGCTGGTCGTTAGAACGTCTTCCAAAGTTTGAGTTTGCTCAAGTTAAAGAAGAAGATTTGGATGTTATTTCCAAGTATCTACAACGTGCAGGTAGTCAAGGACTTATCCAGAAAACTCCGCAAAATCTTAATAAGATTGCTGAGTGGGTTGGATTACCAGACAGAATTGACTCTACTGAAGAACTTGTAAATTACCAAGAAACATTAACAGGCTTTACATCTAATGCCGGAGAAGGTATGACTTCTGGAATACCATCAGGTACAGGAAGCGCAGATGGTAGTTCTGGCGATGGTTCAACCGCTAACGGAGAAAATACATAATGCCTTGGAAAGCTAGTGACAAACTGCCTCCAGCAGCAGAAAAGCTTAAAGGTCATGCAAGAGATGTTTTTGTTGCTGCTGCAAACGCTGCACTTTCAGAATACGAAGGTGACGAAGGGCGAGCTATTGCTACAGGTCTTGCTGCCGCTAAGAATGCTAAAGAGAAGGTTAAAAAAAGCCTTCTTGAAAGTGTTTCTGAAATGATTGAGAAAGCTTTCGGTGCAACAGAGTCTGAACAAAAGCCAGAAATTCTTGATGAAAAAATGGTTAGCTACGAAGTTATCTATGAGCCTTTTGTAAAGGATGCTCATGGAGAGTGGATGAGCGATAAAACCATTGAGAAGGCTGCTGAAAGCTTTAATAAAAATCTTGAAGCTGGTGTAGTAAAGGCTAATCTGTTCCATCTTAAAGAAACTGAAGCATTTACTATTGAGTCTACTTGGATTCAAAAAGAACTTGATGTTCAAGTAGTTCAAACTGGTGAGATTATTAAAGCTGGTACTTGGGTAGCTAAAATCAAATACAACGATGAAACGCTTTGGAATCTTAAGAAGCAAGGTGTTGTTTCGGGAGTTAGTATCGGAGCTAAAGGACGCATCAACCAAGAAACTGGTGAGATCACTAATGTAACATTTGAGGGAGATAAATAATGCCTCTTGTAATTAAATCGTCAGAAGATGACAAGTTGGCACCTCATTTAGCCCTCTGTCACCAAGCACAAGGCTACAGTGCTAATAATCGTCACGTCTCTTTGTTGATGAAAAGCGATGTAGAGATGACCGAAGAAATTAAGAAAGCTTTAGAAACGCTAGGGCTTTCTGATGTAAATAAAGCTGCTTTCTATTCTCAAGTACGCACTTTACTGCAAAACGCGGTTAAAGAAAAGTATGGTGATGAAAAAGATTGGCTTTATGTGGAAGACTTCAACGACAACGTTGTTATCTTCTGTAATGACAAAGGTTTGTGGTCAACAGATTACTCCGTTGTCAATGGTGAAGTTTCTTTAGGGGAACTTGCCAATCCCGTAACCAGCGTACTTTCTTATGTACCTGCTACTGGTAACATGCTTCTGTCAGAAGATGCAGAAGATAAGCTTGAAGAGGGAGTTTATACACTTGTAGCCAAAGCCCTTGACAATGCAACTACACGCCAACATCTAGTTGACATGTTTAAATCTAAAGAGAAAGAGGTACTTGCTTTGCAAGAAGAAATCCAAAAGGCTGTGAAAGCAGCAGAAGACATTCTTAAGTCACAACTTCAAGAAAAAGAAACTGAGCTTCAAAAAGCTCTAGATAAACTGGCAGATATTGAAAAAGCACAGAAAGAAGCTGTTGCTGCTGTTCGTAAGGAAGCTCTGGCTAAGCATGTCCCTTCAGAAGAAGTTGAAGAGATGTTCAAAGCTGTTGGTGAACTTCCAGAGGAAGCTTTCGCTGTTGTTGTAAAATCTCTTGAAAAGAAATCAGCAGTGGAGCAAGAGTCAGACCTTTTCAAAGAAAAAGGTATTGATGGTGAAGGTAAGGTAGTAGAACAAGAGAAAGCCGGTCTTGACCTTGTTGCTAAACTAATCGAAAAACAAAAAACCAAAAAGCAATAATCAGGAGTTATAAGATAACATGGCTAAACTAGACACTCGCTCTACTCGCCTTGGCGCTGTACTGCAATATGAAGATCATCCAGAATATGGTCACTGCCGTGATGTAGTGGTTGCAAACGAAGCAGCTATTAAAAACTATGTAATCGGTACTGTTCTGGGTAAAGTTACTGCAACTGGTAAATACAAAATTCTAGAAGCTTCTGCTTCTGATGGTAGCCAGAACTTTGCGGGTATTTACATTGGTTCACCTGTTGGTGACAACAAACAAACCATCGCTGCAACCACAGACACTAACGTTGTTGTTCTGTTCCGTGGTCCTGCTGGTGTTGGTAAGGCAAATCTGGTATTCGGTGCTTCTGTTGATCAGCCTGCTGAACTTGCTGCTGTCTACGCACAAATGGAAGCTGCTGGTATCAAAGTAATCGATCAGCCTGAACAATTCGCTTAACCCGTAAGGATAACATAGAACATGGCAACTACTCGCTCTCTAAGTAACGGTTTCCAACTTGTAGATTGGACCGACGAAATCAACAACCTTGATAACACTGCTGGCCTGATTGGTGGCATGAATCTGTTCCGCACTCAAGGTATTTCTCAAACTGCTGTTGTTTTTGACAAGAGTATGAATGACACCACTCTGCTTCCTCAAGTAAGCCGCCGTGGTCGTGAAACTACCAAAGGTAATGACCGTAAGGTTGAAACCTTCTCTCTGCCCCTTGGCTACTTCAAGCACAGTGATTATATCACTCCTGAAGATATTCAAGGCTGGCGTATGCCGGGCACTCCAGATTCAGAAGAGACTCTGGCCAATGTCCGCGTACAAAAACTGGGGGATATGCGTGCCCAAGTGGAACAGACTCTTGAGTACATGAAGCTGCAAGCAGCTAAAGGTATCTGTGCAACTCCTGACGGTGTTGTTCTTGCCAACATGTTTACTGAGTTTGGTATTACTCAGCACACCATTGATTTTGATCTTGGTACAGCTACCACTGACGTTAACGCTAAAATCTCCGAACTTAAGCGTTATCTGCAAACCAACCTGAAAACTGGCGGCGTTATTGGTGGTATCCGTGTTGTTGTTGACGGTAGCTTCTTCGACAAGCTGGTAAGCCATCCTCAGATTCGTCAAGCTTATCTGTACTACGCTTCTCAGCGTGACATCAACCGCGAATCCACCAACCAATTCATGGCTTGGGGTTCTGTAGACCAGTTTGAATATAAAGGTGTTACTTTCGTAACTTACGACCACGTATTCAAACTTCCTGACGGCACTACTGAAGCTGCTGTTGATACTGATACTGGCCACGTACTACCTGTTGTCCGTGATCTGTTCCGTGGCTACTTCGGTCCATCAAACAAACTGTCTGGTGCCAATGGTGTAGGCCGTGAAATGTTTGCATATGAGTTCACCGATCCTAAAGACGAGTTCCACGAAATGCAAGTTGAGACTTCTCCCCTGTACTTCGCAACTCAGCCACAAGTTCTTGTTAAGCTGACTTCCAGCACCTAATAAAGACTTAGATATTGGGAGGTGAAAGTCCTCCCTTTATTTCTTAATAAGAGGAAAGAAGAATGGCTATTGATAAGACTTCGCTACAAGAACGTAGCTGGGGTGATGTATTCGATGTTGTAGATCGTGTTGTTGATGAAGTTAATGCAGGTGCTGGTGGTGCTAGCAAAGCTGCATTTCTCCCTCAACTAACTGGCGGTGAATCTCCAACTGAAGCTGAATTTAACGCCCTACTCACAGCACTTAAAAATGCTGGACTAATGGCAAGTTCGTAATATAGAGGGGCTTATGCTCCTCTCCTTTATTCTTAGGAGAGAATATGGCTATTAGCACCCCTATTGATGAAGTAAGATATAACGCAGACAAAGATTTCTCTACTGTAGTAAGAAATCTTCATGAGGTTGATGGATTACCTTTAAAAAAGATAGCTGAACTTTTAGAGATAAAAGCTAGTACAATTTCAGCTAGAATGAGGAAACTTGGATACTCATTTAAAAGACCGACCAGTTTCTTGTTTGATACTGTCCAAATTGAAGACATCTGCTTTAAATATCTTCTTGGTATCTCTTCTAATGAATTATCCAAGGAGTATAATTGCTCTCCAGATACCATACTCAGAATTTTAAGATCCAAAGATGTATCAGTAAGAAGTGTTGAAGACTATTCTAAATATAATGAAAAAGCATTTTTAGATATGGAATCAGAACTTGCTGCTTATTTTTATGGGTGGTTATTAACTGATGGATATATAACTAAGACAAGTAACGAAACTTATCGTGTTGGTATTGAGTTATCTTGTAGAGATGTAGTTATCCTTGAGCGCCTTAGGGAGTATATCGGAAATACATCAAGCATCTACATTAGGAATAGAAAGGACACAAGGACCGGGAATATCTACAAAACCTGTGCGTACACCTTCACGGCACCTGAACTAATAGAAAGACTCTTACATTTAGGATTAAAACCAAACAAATCCTTAAAAGAAGTTGTTCCTGACTCTCTTAAAAATAGTCCTCATTTTTGGCGAGGTGTTTTTGAAGGAGATGGGCATATATTGTCGGGTGAAGGCAGATATGGAATAACTATTTGCGGAAGTAAGGAACTGTGTGAGGATTTTTCAACTTACTGCCAGAAAGTGTATCCAGACTATATCCCATCAGTTAGAGTAAATGGTAAAGGAATCTATACTGTAAATTTAAGCAGTAGAAAACCCACGTCCCATATCTTAGAAAATCTCTATGGCGGTGCGACTTCGGTACTTCCACGAAAATATAAAGTTTATATGGAGGTATACAGTGGCACTATCTGATATTGAAGCTATTAGATTAGCGGTTGGCGATTTTGGGGATCCTGAAATTCTCACAGATGCAGATTATCAATACTTTCTTGATAAATATGAAGGTAATGTAAGACGAGCATCATTAGATGCAGCAAGAGCAATCCTGTTCTATTTAGCACGTTGGCCAACCCGCGAACGGGCAGGTAATTATGAAGTATGGAACGACTGGGCTAACGCTTATCGAAAGGCACTTGAAGCGTTTTTGAATGATCCTAACTTTAACGTTCCTTCTGCAATTGCATATGCTGGTGGTATCAGTAAGTCAGATATGCAGGCGAACGATGCAAACAACGACAACAATCAGGCTAAGATATACCAAGGTTTTGGAGACGGTAAACGCCCCTATAATCACGATAACTGCACTGATGATGAAGCGATAAACTACTACGAAGGGTTTTAAGTATGTCTATTGCTGAATTTAGTCTTGTTAGAAAAACCCCATTAACCCTTTATCGACAGTCTCCGGGTTCTTTTGTTGAAGGGGATTGGGTTGAAGGTGCAGAAGTTACAGTAGATATTCTAGCTAATGTTCAGCCACTACGTGACTATGAATATATGATAATGCCCGAAGCAGACAGAACAAAGCAATGGGTATGGGTATTTAGTAGTTCGGAGATGAGAACTTTAAAAGAAGGTTCTGGTGGTTGGGCTGCTGATGAATTTATCTGGAATGATGAGAGATACCGTGTCATGAAGACGCAAAGATACCAAATGTCGGTACGTGATCACTGGGAAGCTAAGGCCGCTCGTATCCCACTTACCCCAAACTAAGGAATGTCTTATGTCAGTTAAAATCACAGTAGACAAATCTGGTTGGGAAAAGGTCAAGAAGAATCTTCTGCAAGCCAATCAAGAATCTTTAAAAATAGGCTTCTTTGAAGATGCTAGATATAGTTCTGAAAATGATAACTTACCTGTAGCTACGGTGGCCAGATTTATGGAAGAAGGCGATCCTGTGAAATATCCACCAAGGCCCTTTATCCGCGTTGGCTTCCTGCCAAGACTTAGAACTGCTGAGTACGTCCCTTTGTTCCAGAATGCAATCACTTCTATTTTAGAAGGTAAATCTACATTCAAACAAGCATACACAAAGATGGGTCCAGTTCTTGTTAAAGGATTACAAAACGAAATCATTGGTTGGGATACTCCACCAAACAGCGCAAGAACTGTTGCTGAAAAAGGTTTCAACGACCCATTGATTGACACAGGTAAGATGCTTGAATCTGTAGACTTTAAAGTAGAAAGAGGGGATGACTGATGGTAGCGTATAGTACAGTTAGGAAATCTCTTTTTAGAACAGCAAGTCAAGCTCTTATAGAATACTTCCCAACCAGCGTAGAACAAAATAAAGGAATCTTCTTCTCGCACACTGGAGGAAGTGAGCCTTCAACGCCTTTTGTTGTAATCAATATATTAGGAATACAGCAAACAGGTAGATCACAAACCTCGGGCCTTCTTGACGCGTCTTTAAATGTAAGTGTTCAAGCATCTTATGAAGTTACAGTACAATTTAGCTTCTGTGGATCTACTGCTGGAGATATGGCACAAAGCTTTACTCAAAGATTAAATGGTAATCCGATTATAATGGAAGCTCTCAGGAAAGAGGGGCTTGGTTATATGAGAAAATCTAATCTTAGAAGAGCACCACAGAAACGAGATACACAATGGGTTGAATACTTTAACCAAGATTTCATCTTCTCTTATGTGGTTAATACACAACAACCTGTAGATTACGTGGAAACTGTTATTGTTGAAGACCAAACACAAGACCCAAGTCAAACATTCACTGTTCCACCAAACGTCCCAATTCCATAATAACAAAGGAAGCTAGAGAATGGCTGAAGACCTTTCAGATATTATTCAAATTACCTTGACACGGGAATCAGTTGCAGTTTCTTCTGCCTCTTTTGAAATTCCTTTGATCTTGGCTGAGTTTACAAATTTCTCAGAAAGAACTCGTACATATAACAACATCACAGATGTTGAAGTAGATTTTAACGAAGGTGATCCTGTACACGAGATGGCTGAACAATTGTTCGGTCAATCTACTGTATTGGGTGCTGTTCCCCCTTCAATTGTTGTAGGTCGAAAGCAAATTGACTCTGTTACGCTTACTCCTGTCGTTGCTAATAACACAGTATATACAGTAACAATCAATGACACGCCTTATACCTTCACCTCAGACGGTACTGCAACTGCTGCTGAGATTACGGCTGGCCTAGACACTGCTATAGGTACGCCTACAGGTATTACAGTAACGGATAACACCGGTACGCTAACGGTAGCCCCGACTGTAGTAGGAACTCCTTGGAGCATCACAGTATCGAGTAACCTGACTAAGGTAGATACTCCATCCGCCGAAGAGTGGACCGATGCCTTGGCTGCTGTTGAGGTAGAAAACGACACTTGGTATGCTTTGTTCACCCCAAATCAAACCTCTGCTGTACAAGATGAATTGGCTGAGGCTATTAGAGCACGACGCAAGATCTTTGGCATTTCAAGCTCTGATTCTGCTGGTCCTACTACCGCAACTACTGACATTGGTGCAATTCTTTCGGCACGTAATGAGGGCCGCACCTTTGGTGTTTGGTCAGCAACTGCTGCAACCGAATATCCAGAAGCTGTGTGGGCAGGTAGCCAACTTGCAGTAACCCCAGGCTCTAATGATTGGGACTTTAAGCGTGGTGTAGGTGCAACTCGCAGCGCCCTTAGTCCAACACAGATTACCAATCTTAAGAATAAGAACTGGAACTATTACATCGCCAAAGGTGGTGTAGATATTTTCATGAATGGTAATATGTTCGATGGTCAGCCTATCGACCTCGTTGTAGGTGAAGACTGGCTTTATGCTCGTCTACAAGAAGCCATCTATTTCCGTTTGATTAATAGCCTCAAAATCCCAATGACTAACGTGGGTATGACTATCATTGAGGGTGAGATTCGCTCTGTACTTGCTCAAGCTGAAGCCAATGGCCTGATTGATACCGGATGGAGCGTTACTGCCCCTGATGTCCTGTCAATTCCTGCTAACCAAAGAGCACAGCGTATTGCGGGCACTTTTGTATTCCGTGCAAGGTTCGCTGCCAGTGTCAGAAAGGTGGTAATCCAGGGCTATCTAAGTGTGTAATTTGACGTCAACAAAAGGTATATAATATGGCTGATGATTCAGTACTGGGTACATACAGCCCAGAAGAAATTCAAGTAGTAATCTCTGTTGCCGATCAAGTACACGTTGTATCTGGATTTGCTGATGGTACGTTTATTAACATTTCAAGAATTACCCCTGCAAGTGAATTGTATGTAGGTGCAGACTTGAGTGCTGGTCGTACTAAGAGACGTAACAAAGCTTCAACAATTGATATCACTCTTGCTCAATATTCAGCAAGTAATGATGTTTTTCAACGCATCCAATCTCTTGACGAAGCGGACGCTACAGACTCATACGTTTTTGCTCTAACAATTAAAGACAATAGCGGACGTACTGTAGCATCAAGTAATCAAGCGTTTGTTGCTACTACTCCAGACGTTAGTTTTGATACTACCATGGGCACTCGCAATTGGCAAATTAGCGCTGTTAGTCTTACCCCGCACTACGGCGGTAACGCTAAACTTTCTGATGAAACAGTTTCTACACTTGCCGCGCTTGATTATGAAGTGCCGTCTCGTTGGAGAATTAACGGTTAATATGAGGGCTTCACAGCCCTCTTTTAAAAGGAATATACAATGACAAATCTTGCAACCTATATTCCTGAAGAGGTGGTTTGCCTTATTGGTGGAATCTTACCGATTGACGGCTTTGTAGATGGAACTTTTATTGAGATTACAAAGGATCTAATGCCATTTACATCTGTAAGAAGTACAGATGGTGTTGTTTCAAGAATCTATCATAATGATCAGACTTATACAATCAATATCACATTGTATAGTGGAAGTCAATCAAACGATGTTCTTACTAAATTCTGGCAATTAGATGAAATAAGTCAAAAAGGCAAATTCCCTTTGTTTATCAAAGACGGTAGTGGCAGCGATTTATTCTTCTCCACTAACACGTGGATTGAAACTGTTCCTGCTTTAATGAAGAGTAACGGATTTGAACCAAGGACATGGGTATTGCGTTCATCACAAGCTGTAATCAATATTGGCGGTAATTCTGGAGAATCTGGAATTATCCAAGACTTGATTAATATAGCTTCTGGTGCTCTTCCTGCTCTTGAGGGAATTCTATAATGGTTAATGGATTTTCTGTACAGACTTATTCACCAACTGACGTTAAGCTGATTGTTGGTGGATATCCTATTGCAGGATGGGAGAGTATTAGTATTAGTAGGACAGTTGCAGGATTCCAAACTATTCAAGGTATTAGAGGTAAAGATACAAGATCAAGAAACACAAAGAGTTCTGCAATCATCACGATTCCAATTCTGATGACAAGTGATTCTAATGATGTCTTATCCTATATTCACGAATTAGATCTTGAACAAGGCACTGGAAGAATCGTATTGACCCTCAAGGATAATAGTGGTAGATCTTTGTTTACTTCAAACGAAGCTTATATTAGATCTTATCCTGAAACTGTATTCTCAGCATCTGCTGAATATAGATCTTGGGAGATTTATTGCCAAACAACTGAAACTTTCGTAGTTGGTGGTAACAGTAAACCAGTGACTAGTATATTCGACAACGCCTTGAATAGTGCAACTAACTTTGTTTCAAACATTCTTTAACTAGGAAATAAAATGGCTAAGAAACCTATATTCCTTCCCCAAGAAGTTCTTGATGTGGATGGAATCAAATATAAAGTAACTGCGATGAGTGCAACTGAAGCTTTGGATTTCATGGAGAAACATCTTCAAAGTGAAGTTGAAGCTGCGCAAGGTAAAGTAAAAGTTGACCTAGCTGTTATTAAGAAAACAGTCGGTAAGTATGTGTGCCAAGAGGATGGTACAGCTATCGATGACAATAATTTTGATGTGATCTTTGCCAGAAAGATTGCTCATCTTCAACGCCTCTTTACTGCTGTGTTGGAGTATAACTTCTCTGACGATTTTCAGGAAAGCGATTCAGAAGAATAAAGCCTGAATCGCAGAAATACATGTCAGCCTTTGAAAAAGACTTGACTGATAGGTTTTCCCAGAGTTGGCTTATTTATAGTGTAGTAACCCATCCTGAGTTGGGTGGTTTAGATATGCTCCCTAAATTTAAAACTGAATATACATATAAGGACCTTCTAGATATGTATGAAATGGTTGAAGCTTACGACGCAGTCAAAGAAAAGGCAATAGAGAAAGCTAAAAATACAAAACAATAAAGAGGTGTTTTCTTGAATATATCTAAATACACAGTTGACATCTCTTTTAGAGTAGATCAAAGGGAATTAAGAAAACTTGACGCCACTCTAAAAAACCTTGAAAGAAAGCTTCAAACTTTTGGTAAGAGGTTAGACAAAAGCTTAAAACTCAATATTTCATCCTTCACTGTAGATCAGAATAGACTGAATAGGGTTTTGGGTAATGCGCTGGACTTGGCATCCAGACGTACAGTTTTTCAAATCAGTAATTTTGCTATTGATCAAAGTCACCTCAACAGATCACTTACATCAGCAATGCAACAAGCTGTTCGTGTGGCAAGTCGTTCAGCAACTCTTCGACCGAACACACATGTGAACGCTACAAGCGGAGGTGGTGGTATAAGGGGTAGCCATCTAGCTGCTGGTGGTATTGGTGGTTTAGTAGCTAGAGCCTATCTCCCAGCATTAGCATTGGCAGGTGGTGGATACGGACTGGCGGCACTGAATAACAGAAACCAGCAAATCGTATCTGCACAACTTCAAACGAATGCTGTTGTAGGACAAGCAACAGGAAATCCGCAACAAGGTCAACAAGCTTTTGATTGGCTTCGTTACCAAGCGAATAGAGTAGGTTTTAACTATCTTGACGCTGCTCCAGATTACAATAGACTCCTATCTGGTTTGACTGGTGCTGGAATGAGTGTGGCACAAGGACAAGATGTTTTTAAAGGTTTCTCTGAATATGCACGAGTTAATAAACTAGATCGGACTCAACAACAGCGTGTTTTCAGGGCGTTAAGCCAGGTAGCTGGTAAAAATAAACTTCAATCTGAAGAATTGGTCGGCCAGCTAGCAGAATCGATGCCAGGTGCTGTAAGTATCTTTGCAGAAGCGTACCAAGCCAAGTTAAAAGCTGAAGGTAAGGGCGGGGGTAAGACGGGTCAAGAGGCTATTACCGAATTACTAGATGCAATGAAGAAAGGACAAGTCAAAGGTGATATCCTAACATATGCCGGGACTGTTGCAAGTAAAAGGGCTGAACCTGGTCTGACGGCTGCTGGCAAGGCCTCCCAAGCAGAACAAGCTAGGTTCCAAAATGCTTATACAGATTTAGCTAGAATCGCCTCTGATAGCGGTGTTGAATCAGGTTTTGCTAGACTGTTTAGAACACTGAACGCTGGTCTGTCTGAATCTGGTCCTATGGTTGAGAAGCTGGCTCGTGGTTTTGATGATGTAACTAAATACGTTTCCTATGCTCTTCTTTCTTTCCAGTCATTGCAAAGATTCTTTGAAGGTAAAGATAGTTACCTCGGTGATAAGCTCTTCCCAACAGAAGAAGCAAAGACAAAAGCCTTTGAATTCTTAGAAACTTTCAAATCAACTATCTCTGAACTTGGCACCTTAACTGGAAATCTTTATAATAAATGGGTTCAATTGCTTGGTTTGATGGACTCTAGCGAAACCTTAAAAGCTTTGACTACTTCTTTAAGAGTCGTGGGTAATGGTGCTAACGCTATAAACTCTCTAATAGAGGGGGATATGTCTGGTGCTAAATCGGCTGCACAATCTGCTTTAGCTGGCTATGGTAATACAATAACCGCTCCTGGCAGAAAAGGCGCAAACCTCATTATCGGCGGTATTAACTCCGGTCTTGATGCTGTTGGTCCCTACGGCCCTAGAATTCCTACAATCGGTCAACCTTTTAGTTCAGGTGACTCCGATTGGGATTGGATGAACAGAGAAAAGACAAGACAAGCACAGTTATTCGCAAACCGTAGAAAAGATAACTTTAACGGAACTGTTGGTATCTTTCCGATGGATCAATCTGACGCAAGATCAAGATCCCTGAATCCATATGTACCTTCAGGTGGGCGATCTGGTGGTTCTCTTGACATTAAAGCAGAAGTTAAAGTAAACATTGAAGCTGCAACAGTTGATGATTTTAATGATAAGTTCCAAAAGCAGTTTAAAGCAGAGCTAGAAAACACTCTACAACAATACACCAGATAAGGATTAAAAGATGACTTTCGCTATTAAATGGGGAGACACAACTTCTGACAACGATCCTTATTCTGGTATGTTGTTTTTTGATGCTGTAACTGTTTACACACAGAACTACTCGGGTCAAGTCAGTAAACATCCTGTAGACGGCGGCTCTCCCATCACGGATCACTTCGTTAAGCAAAATCCTGTGTTTACTCTGTCTGGTGTTTTCTCATCGGATGATATCAGTACAAACACAGGATTGATCAGTGACGGTAATGGAACTTTTCCATACAACACAAGAATAGCTCCAACGCCAGTATCTGTACAATCTACCGATAAAAGTATCCTTAAGAAGTTTATTCCAGACTCTCTCGGTCAGTTTCTACCAGATACAACTCCAGAAGTAAGTATGGATACTGCTAGGACTGATTTAACAGATCAGATTCGTCAAGCTCTAACTAACCTTCTCAATGGTGTAAAATACAATGAGAAGACTGCCCAGTTTGATAGCTTTATTCAGCTTGTTGAATTATACGAATATACTAATCAGTTTTTAAAAAGAATCATCCCACGATTAGTTATCACAAATCTAGTATTCAGAGAAGATGCTAACACCGGAAATGCTTTATTCTGTGATATCACGTTTGAACAAGTTACCTTTGCTTACCTAAAGAAAACCACAATCCCTAAAGATGTGGTGAGTTCTCTTAAAAGTAAGTCCTCAGAAAAGCAGAACAAAGGTAAACAAGACAGCACTAAAAAAGATGTTCAGGCACCACCTGCTGGGGAGACTGGTCCTAATAAAGATAAAATGGCAGATGTAGCAGCGGAGTTATAATATGGCCTTAAATTATGTTAGTCTGCCCTTATATCCTGATAACTTTTATGATTATTCGATTACTCTGGAAGGTAATTCATATATCCCAGAGTTCACATATAATGAAAGAATGGGGTTATATACTTTCAGTCTTTATGACGCTGAACGAAACCCATTAATCACAGGCGAAGCATTAGTTCCTTCTTACCCCATGTTTAGGGAATATGCTTTACCAGATCTGTCTGGCTGGTTTTGGATGGAAGAAATAAGCACAATTATTTCAGAACCATACAAGACTTATCCAGATAAGATTGACCAGTATTACTTGTTTTACTATGTTTGGGAAACAGAAGATTAAACTATGAATTTAGATTTATTAATTAGAGACAGGAAGTACGAACTAATCATTGGTGATTACAAAAGTGGTGATGGTGTTCTAATTAATGATCGACACATTACTTTTGATATCTCAAAATCTAGTAGTAACAAGAATAAGACAAACAGTGCAACTATAGAGATTTATAATCTCCCTGATGATGTAATCAAAAAGCTTGATGGGGACTACCAAACAGCAGTTTTCAGTGCGGGATATGTGGATCTTGGAATTAGAAGGATCTTCTCTGGACAAGTTACCTTCGCGTCAACAAGGAAGCAAGGTGCTGATCGTGTAACTCAAATAAGAATGGGTAGCGGTTACACAGAACTTAATCATAAAATTATAAGCCAGTTAATTCCAGAAGGTAAAACTTATAGGGAAGTTGCTGATACGCTTGCAAAGTCTATCGGAGCATCACGCGGGGTTTTTAACGGCACTAATATGAATAATCAGATTCTCTATGGGTATCCCTTAACAGGTACTCCTAGAGAAATGCTAGATGAATTTTGTAGGAAATTTGGTTGTGATTGGCAGCTAGATGATGATGTTCTATATGTTCACCAGCGGGATAGGGCTAATACTGAAAACTTCGAACAAGCTTATGTTATTTCTAAGTATACGGGTTTAATTGATAATGCTTACCGTGTAGACGGTGATATTAGACGATCAAAGAAAGACAAAGCGAAGAAGCAAGGTGTTCAGTGGACAATGCTATTGAATGGAGATTTAGTAGCTGGTGATATTGTGAAGTTAGAAGATACCTATATCACAGGTTGGTATAAGATTGTAGACCTTCGGTTTACAGGCGGATTCAGAGAAAACCCTTGGTATACAGAAGTTCGTGCTGAAGCTATTGAGAAGGTAGTAACTAAATGAGTAGAGAAGCAAGCTTACAAGAGTTACTAAACTCCGCTATTGAAAACCAAACAAATAACTATTACACCTCAATTCCTTGTGTTGTTGTAAGTGTTGTTAATGGTCTTAATACTCAGATGGTTAATATCCAACCAAGCATTAACCAGTTAAGAGAAGACGGAACAACAGCAGAACAAGCAGTAATTATGGGAGTCCCTGTCGCATTCCCCGTGTCTAAGACAGCAGGCTTGACTTTCCCTATACGTGCTGGTGATACAGGGATGGCCGTATTCTCAATGCGTTCTCTTGATGTTTGGAAATCTAGTGATGGATATCCATCAACCCCAAACAACTACGCAAAAATGGATAAATCGGACGCTGTATTTTACCCAGGAATTCAACCTCCAAGTGTGGCCGTCAATAATCCATCTAAACGGCATTGGGATCACTCTACAAATGATACCGTTCTGGTGAATGGAATAGGTACGGAGTTGGAAGTTGAAGTCAGATTAAAGCAAGACGGAAATATCTTAATCAGAACTAGAAAAGATATTGAAGTCGAGTGTGCTAATGCCGAAGTAACAGCAACAGAGTCAGCATCTATCCACACGCCGGAACTTACGATTGATGCTCAAAACTGTACTTGGATTGGTAATGTTGCTCACGTAGGCACATTTACCTTTAATGGTGTAAATTTCTCAACACACAGACACGCTCCTTCTGTCGTACCTCCAACTAATCCATAAGGAGATGATGTGGACTTACTTCTGAATTACGAAACAAATGATTTGGTTTTCCATAATGGACCTTTAACTCAAGAGTATACAACACAACCTTTAGTTCATATTGTCCAGCAGCGGTTATTTATTCTTCTACATACCTTCTTTTCAGAATGGTTCTTAGATACCTCTTACGGGATTCCCTACTTCCAAGATATCCTTGGCTTTAAGACTACTAAAGAAAAAGTAGATCTTATTTTTCAGCAAAAAATCTTAGCTGAAAATGGTGTTAAAGAGATTACAGAATTCAATTCAACGTTTGTTAACAGACAATATTCCTTGTCCTTTAAAGTAAGAGTTAACACAGGGGAAGAAACAAATGTTATCAATGTCAACCCTCTTAATTAAGGATTACTCTAAATGGCAGGATTAAGCAATACAGGGTTTGAAATTAAAAGGTTGGCTGACCTTAAGGCTGAAGACGATGCTCTTGCTGTCCAGCTATTCCAAGACCTCGTTAGTCCAGGTGATCAAGTCGATACATCAGCAAGTTCAGCTATCGGTCGTCTGATTGGTCTGCACATTCCATCTCTTGCTGACCTTTGGGAAGTTGCACAACAAGTTTATCTTGCTTTTGATCCCAATTCAGCAACGGGTGTAGCCCTTGATAATCTTGTAGCTTATGGTGGTTTGATTCGTGGAGAGCAAACGTTCTCTACAGCACAAGCGCTATTCACTGGCGATGTTGGTACTCTGATTGATGCAGGTCTGACAGTTCGTGGTACAACAACTGGCGAAGACTTTACTGTACGATCTTCTGTAGCTATTAATGCCACTGGTGCATCAGGTATTGGGGTTCAAGCTACAACTATTGCTGATAGCACACTTTACACTGTTACGTACATTGGTGCAACTACTACTAACACCATTAGCTATACAAGTGGGGTTAGTGCTACACAAGCTTCAATCCAAGCAGGTATCAAAGCTGTTGTAGATGCAAGTCATCCAACCTTAACAGCTACGATCACAAACAATATTCTTTACATTGATCGTGTATCTGTATTCGACACTGTCAACTTCACATCAAGTGCGAACATCGGTATTGTAAAAGCTCGTAAAGTCGGTAGCCTAACTGCTGTCAATGCTGGTCCAATTGAAGGTGAAGCAAATACTATCACTTCAATTCAAACTCCTAAAACGGGTTGGGATGCAGTCACAAATCCAACTGCTGTTGTGCCGGGTGAAGATGTTGAAACTGATGAAGAGCTAAGAGAACGATTCAGACAAAGTAAGTACATTAGAGCTACTAACATTCTTGAAGCTTTGTATTCCGACCTTATCAGTCTTGCAAACGTTATTGAAGTTCAGATTTATGAGAATGATACTGATGTCGTAGACAGTAATGGTGTTCCAGCACATAGCTTTTTACCAATTATCCTCGGCGGCGACCCTCTCGATATTGCTGAAAGTATTTGGAAAAATAAGCCATTAGGTATTCGTTCGTATGGAAATACGACACAAACTATCTATGACAGCCAAGGCTTCCCACATGAGATTGGTTTTGAAAGACCAAATCCAGTAAACATCTTTATAAGAATGGATTTGACAACTAATTCAAATTATCCCCAAAATGGTGATGATTTGATTAGGTCAACTTTAGCCTCTTACTTTATCAGTAACTTTGGAATCGGAGATGATGTTATCTACTCGCGCTTATACACCCCTATTAACAGTGTTCCAGGGCACGCAGTAAATAGCCTAGAAGTTAGCACTAACGGCACTACTTGGACGACAAGTAATATTGTCATAGCTTTTAATGCCATTGCTAATCTACAATCTTCAAACATCGTTATTACTAAAACGTAAGGAGTGACTTATGGCTTTAGTACCTTTTCAAACAATAGACTATACAGAGCAAGCAAGAGAAAGAGTCACAGAGGCTTTTAAAGGAAAGCAAGTCTTTGATAACTATGTTCAGATTCTCACAAAAGGTGAGATCGACTTACAAAACACATTCAAAGATTTGCTGCAACTTCGTGATATTGATTCAGCAACAGGTGCCCAATTAGATATTATAGGCCGTATTGTAGGCCAAGATAGAGAACTCATCGCTGCTGATTTGTATGATTTCTTTGGAATGATCGGTGCATTGAATGCTTTCCCAATGGGGGATACAAACGACCCAAGTGTTGGTGGTATATTCTACAGTTATGGTATTGATCTTGGTGGTAACGTAGAATTAGATGATGAAACATACAGAATTTTCATTAGAGCTAAGATATTTAAAAACATTACAGCCTCTACTCCTGAACAATTCATTCAAGCAATCAAACTAATCTTCGGACTTGACCAACTGGCAGTTGTTGCTGAAGGAGATGCTTCAGTCACTGTTCTTCTTGGTGGCCAATTATCTAATTTCCAACGAGTTCTACTTACTTATATTTCATATTCCCAAGGATATCCCTCAAGGCTCGTCCCTAAAACTGTTGGCGTTCGTATCAACTTCGGAGAATACATCCCTAACGGGTACTTCGGATTCCAAGACAGTCCCGGTGCATTAGGGTTTGGCGATATTTCAGGGACCTATGGTTATGGACTTGGATATGGGCTCAATTACGGACAAAGCGACTACACCACAAATGGCGGTGGGGTTATGGCAACAATTTATTAAATAGGATAAAAATATGGCTGAAATTGCTCTCCCCGACCTGAGTCTACTTTGGGCATCTGCTGGGGACATTCTACAACCGTCTGATTCAAAAATTCAACAGGGTTGGGCACCTGAAATTCCCCCGCGTCAGTGGTTTAACTGGCTTGATAACAGACAAGATCAAGCTCTCGCTCACTTTGCCCAGCATGGTGTTGCTGTATGGTCCCCTACGATAGAGTACCAGGCCGGTAAGAGCTATGTTCAGGGTAGCGATGGGGTTATTTATAAGGCAATAACTACAAACACTAATATCAACCCAGTTGGTGGAGCCCCTGGCAACTGGGAAACCCCTTTCCTTACAACTGCGGATGTTTACACTAAATCTCAGGTCGATGCCAAAACTACCATTGCAAGTACGGCACAAGCTCAAGCTCTTAGTGATAATACCACCCTAATCAGCCCACTTAGGTTAAACGAATCTTTTAAAGGCTCTAACCAGTCTTTAGCTGCAAACGGCTACCAAAAACTTCCTGGGGGTCTGATCATTCAGTGGGGGACTGCCATATCTAATGGCTCAGGAGTTGCAAGTGTGACTCTACCTATTACTTACCCCAGCGGGCAATTTAGACTTATCACCAATATCCAGTCTGTAAGTTTTTCAACATTTTCGGTAAATAGGGTGAGTAGTACAGGGTCGTCATTTGTTGTAAACACTACAACAAACAATATTGCTAGCCCAAACGCAGGTTTTGACTGGATTAGTATAGGGTTTTAATCTTGAAATATATTGAAGTCGATAAAGATAATGTTTTGATTGGAAGATATGATTCTGAAATACATACTTCTGTACCTGGAAATGCTATTGAAGTAAAAGAAGAGCTTTTTGAACTATCTTGTTCAGACCTCCAAGCAAAATGGGTATATCAAAAAGGCAGCCTAAATAAATTGCAGGATGTATGTGAGGATGTGGCATGTAATGTTAAGCAAGTAAGATCTCTTGCTTATGCAGACCCCATTTACGGATCTGATAAATTTTTAATGGAAGCTTTATTTTTACAATTGGTAGAAGGTTTACCTAAATCCTCCCCTAAAATTAAAACACTCTTATCTCAAGCCAAAAACAGAAAGGAAGAGATAAAGACAGAACATCCCTATGTAAGGAACTAATAAAATGCCTCAACAAACATCACCTTTCTTAGAAGGGAAATGGGGTTGGACATATGGAGAAAGTGGTTGGAATGATGGAATGGATGAAAACTTATTGAAGTTTTCTTTCATGCTGGATAGGACAGTTGATTCTGTAGTTAGTAGCCTACCACAGCCCCCTACTACAGGAATGTCTTATTTTCTAACTACTGATAATAGACTATATTATGTTGTTTCAGGGGTTTACTACTCAAGCCCTACCCCCAAGTGGTCAACAGTGACTGTAAAAAGTTCTGGAGATAGTTTTATCTTTGATGGTACTTCCCTCCTTAATTCACCAACAAATATTAATCTTGGTGGCAGAGTTACTAATCTAGAAACTACAGTAAACTCCCTAGGGACTGCCGCTTTTAAAGATGTATCTTATTTTGCATCAACTTCTGATTTAGCGACAGGCATATCTTCTGCAAATGCCTATACTGATGCCTTTAAGAGTCAACTGCTCTCTTCTTCAGGAACCGATCTTATCCATTATGGGACAAGATCCCTAACCGCTAGGTTAGGTGATATTATTAGGATGGATGTACTTCCTGAACTCACAGCTAACAACCCCTCAGTAGACAACGGACCAGCACTAAATATTTTGCTAAATTCTGCTGCCACTAATAGGGCAGTTTTGGACGGATTTGGTGCGACATTTTATGTTAGAACACCTGTTCAAATACAAAGTAATCAGATACTTAAAAACGTAACGTTTAAATCGATGGGGAGCCCTGATGGTGCGGGAGTAGCTAAGTCACATATACCAGTAGTACATATTAATGGCGTTACAACTCCAAAGACAAACCTATACTTTGAGAACGTTACGGTTGACGGGTCAAGAGCTTTATGGCCTAATATTAGCATGTCTACCCCCGGGCCAGAAGGTGGCGGCGGTGAAGACGGGGGTATGCACGCATGGCGAATCGCTGGGGTTGTCTCAAAAAGTATCTGGGTTGGTTGCAAAGGGATTTCAGCAGGTACAGCAGGCTTCGCCATACATACTCCTTTACCAAGTACAACAAGTGTTACTTATGACCACAAGGATTTAATATTCATTAATTGTGAGGCTACTAATAACAGAGAACACGGAATGTTTGCTGATAGCTTCAAAAATATTAAGTGGTTAGGTGGTAAGTTAACAGGAAATGGTTTAGATTTAAATACCACAGACCCGTTAGTACACGGTAACAGGGGTGCTAGGGACACTAACAGTGATCTTTTTGGTATGCCTTTTGACTTAGAAGCTTATGGACCCAACTTCTTAGGCAGTATGTTCACTGATTTTCTTATGCAGGGCACAGACTGTAGGGGTAATGCTATTATGGGTACTGTATATAATCCTATAGCTAGTAATTTGGCAGGTTATGTAAGCAGTGTAAATATACGACTAGTAGACTGTGATCTCGATTCTGGTACTACTATTTTGGCTGATAGGCCACCAAACACTGATGGTCTTGCACTCAATGTGTTAGGTAATCTAGTCACTGTTTATCCTTTCAACGGAATGGTAGTGTCTTCAAGATTAAGCGGCAGACCTTCTTTTAATGGCGTATCCAAACTAGACATGTCTTCAGGGTTTATTGAAACTACCTCTCCTAAAGCAATTCTCAACAATTGTTCTTATTTTGATTGCTCTTGCCCGGCGCTTGTACATAATCTTCAGATTACTCCCACCATTGGAGTAACTGCAACAAAGACTGGTGGTACTCCTGCCTCAACAATTACTCTGACCCTATCCTCTGTTCGTTCTTCAACAGCAGGTGTAGATTTCACCTACTCAGTTAACATAAACGGGGCCTTGGCAGCCGATGGACCGTTTACTGCAAATCTAACACCACCTTCTGGTTACTTGATAGAAGACTTTAATAGTGGGATTATTACTGTTGGGGGAGTTCCGATCAAATCTTCATCTGTTATTAATGGGACAGGTACTACAGGCACTATATTTGTAGATACGGCTACTAGCTCAAATCTTGTAGGTACTATCCGAGTAAGAGGAATTAGTACAGTTTAGAGCTTGATTGTGATAATGACAAGGATGTCCTTCTCTGGAACTAAGTATGAAATTAAATCCTAAAATTGCTAAAGTCCTTGCTGGGCTTGGTTTATCTGCCGCCGCTGTAATGGCTGGTTCGGGAGCTCTATATTTTGAAGGTAAAGAAAATAATTAATATGAAGACTAGTCAAAAAGGCACAGACCTTATAAAGAATTTCGAAGGGTTGCAACTTAAGTCTTACAAAGACTCTGTTGGAGTTCTGACTATCGGATATGGCTCAACTGGTCAGCATGTTTCACCGGACATGATAATCACTAAAGAACAAGCTGAGCAGCTTCTCAAGAAAGATTTAGAGCGTTTTGAGAAAGGTGTCTCTGATCTGGTTAAAGTGGAGTTGAATCAGAGCCAGTTTGACGCCCTTGTTTCATTTAGTTTTAATTTAGGGCTTGGTAATCTTAAGTCTTCAACTTTACTTAAAAAACTGAATGCATCTGATTATAAAGGTGCTGCTGATGAGATTTTACGATGGAATCGTGCAGGTGGTAAAGTCTTAAACGGCCTGACAAGACGAAGAATTGCCGAGAGGGATTTATTTCTATCATGATTAAAAATGTTAAAGTAGTCCCTCATTGGCGTCAAGTGTTAAAAACCTATTCTTTCTGGCTTTATCTAAGTGCTATTGTTCTTACCTTTGTTGAACAAATCCTACCATTGATGGGCTTGATTGAGCCTTTGATGACAGGGACAACATATGCTCTTATTGTCTTTGGTCTTAACTTCCTTGGTGTGATTGCCCGTTTCATCCAGCAGAAGAAGCTATGGTATCCGCCTAGTTTAGAAGAAGAAAAACAAGAGGACGAGAAAACATGAGATTCCTACTTGGAGCTTTAGCTGTCCTCGTTCTTTTATGTTCTTTTCTAGGCTATAAAACGTATGATTTAAGCGAGAAGAATGGAACCCTTGGTGTTGCCCTTACCTCTACTCAAGAAGCGTTAAAAGCATCACAAAAAGCCTATGAAACAAAGGATTTGTCCTGCAAACAAGACGATACTTCGACTGTTGAACTTGAACAAGAGAAATCTTCTATTTCAGATAAGTCTGATGTTATTACAGAAGCCTTGAACAAGCTTCCTAAGAAAACTAATAACGGAGCTAGCAATGCTCCTCAAAAGGAAAACCAAAATGTCATTCAAAAAGACGTTTATTTGCCTGATGATGGGCTTTTATCTAGCAATCTCCGCAGGTTGCTCAAACAATCCTATTGTATCGCAGAGCCAACCAGTAGTGAATGTGTTTCCAAGTGATTCGCTTCTAACTCATCCTTGTAAAGCTGTTCCTGCTGGTGAAAGCTTAATTGAATTGGCTATCGCCTACAATAGAAACACTTCTTGCGTTGCTAAGTATAAAGCACAGATTGAGAAGATTAAAGAGAACAAGAAAAAACAGGAAGCCTTATATGTCAAGTGATAGTGCCAACGCTCGGATGAATAATATTTATGAACGTGCTTGCATTGCTCTTCTTACGCTTGTTGTTTCTTATATGGGCATGGCTTATAAAGACTTAACCACGGATGTACGTTTAGCTAACGATAAGATCGTAATGCTTCAGATGGATAAGGTAGGGAAGGCAGATACTAAAGAGATGGAGATTAGGATTAACTCAAGAATGGATGCAAGCTTCACTAATCTTGCACAGCGGATAGATTCTAATCAACAAGACATTATGCGTCAACTTCAGTTGTACTTTGGTCAAGTGAAAAGCAGAAACTAAGGAGCGGGGTAATGGGATGGGATATATTAAAAAGAGCAATAGATGTAATCCACTTTGTAGTTCTCGTCCTTTTGGTGTCAATCCTATTCTTGAACAACAATACAAGTGAACAAGTAGCGACATATGGTTTGAAGATGGAAAGTCTTAAAGAAGATGTTATGAAAGTGATTTCAAATAACACAAGCTACTTAGAAACACGTCAGAACCGAATAGATGCAAAGCAAGATAACTACCAGAACACAAGTAGTGCTCAAATCTCTCTGTTAACACAAAGAGTGGAAAAGCTTGAGAAAGCTTATAAAAATGACACCAAGATCATTAATACCAACACAAACAATGTTTTGGTAAATACAAAAGACTAGTCCGAACAAGTACAAGAAGCTTTAGAAGAGCCTTACATTCGATGTTAGCCAACATCTTTCCTAGAACGCCCTTCCTTGATTGGTTGGGCGTTTTCTTTTGCGTCTAGGATTTACTCTGTACGTTTGTGTAGATGCTCAAAAGTATTGTTAGGCTTCTGAGGAACAACAATCTCTTTCCTCACAGGCTCTCCTTTACTCACCTTCCAATCAATCCATACTTTCCCCGCTGTAAGAACAGAAATAAGCATTACAAGGATTGCAACAAGATTTACGAATGGGTTTCCTCTCATAGATGTTCACTCCAACGAGACGGTGTTTGTCCGAGAGGGTCAATCTCTTCTTCCAGACTTGCAACATCACACTCTAATTCTTGACATAGTGCTACAACCTCTTCAAAGTCTTCACAGTTTGCCATATTTTGCAAAATAAAGCGCATACGTTGTAGTTCCCAAATAATATGAGAACGATTCTTTTTACTCATTTTCATCGAATAATCTCTTCAAATAAAGGTTTATCAAAAGCCTCTAGCATCTTCTGCAATGTGAAGCGTAAATCTTCCTTGTCTTCCCAATGGTTTGGATCAATAAAATCTTGTGTCCAACCTGTCACTTCCCCGTCCTTATCGTAATATACTTCAACAATCCCGTAAAAACCATCTTTATTTTTAGCTAGTCTGTAGTTCCAAGTGTTCATTCTGAACCTCACGTCCAAAGCGAGTTACGGATTTTGATAAGACGAATCAGCATCTCCGTTTCTTTCTCAATATAGGCTGTTTCTTCGTCCAAGTCAACAAATTCTTTGTCTTTGTTTTCTTTCCACCATCCCCAAATCTCGTTCTGCTCGATTGCTGCCTTTGCTTGATCCGTCAGCAATCCGTATTTTGGGTGATCAGGTAGAATACCCCAGCCTTCATCAAACGTAAGATCCATCTCCCATTTGTGATTTTCCAATCCCTTCTCTTGTGTGATGTATTTGTCAAGCTCAAAGAACAAGCAATGAGGAATACGGTAGCACAAATCATGCCACTGACCTTTCTCAAGACCACCGTCAAGAACGTGAGTGTTGCCTTTAGAATTCTTCAAGTAGATACGAATAGAGTGGTAAAGGTCTGATGGGAACATAATAATATTTTGAAGCCTGCCTGCTATCTTTTCAACCACATGATCTTCACTAGAACGGAGTGCTTCCAGCATATTAGCAACAGAAGAGTAAGAATTCTTTTCCTCTGGTTTCTTGTTAATCAGAAGATGGACAAGCTTAGAGTCCGACCAGTAGTTGAAACGAGTACGACGATGAAATTTAAAAGCCATTTTATAATCTCCAAATAAAAAGAAAGAGGCAATGTCCCTTTCAGAACATGCCTCAATGATAGAACAGATTTTATGGTGTGTCAAGCACTACAAGCCAAACATTCGCTATTTACAACCACACCAGAACGGCTATAGATATAGTACAAGCTTAAAATATTTGGATCTAGCAAAGCTTTCGTATGAATCTCAGAAATCTTCTTTTCATCTTCAGCAAAAAAGAAATTCAGACTCTGACCTTGACATAGGTGCTTCTGCCGTTGTGAAGCGTACCGTAGAATCACTTCTTGGTCAATCTCAAAAGCTGTCTTGAACACCCATTTTTCTTCTTGACTCAACCACGATACATGTTGTACAGAACCCATGTTGTTAATGATATCATCGATGGTTTTCTTGTTGTAAACACCACGTTCAACCATCAACTTGTAAAGCTCACCATTCACACGCTTCATACCGCCAGCAGCACTTGATTGTTCATAACACATACCCGGATCGGGAGAAGTCATTTCACTAACACCTCCCATTAAGATAGAACTAGATTTGGTTGGAGCTAGAGCAGTACGGTGAGTGTTGCGAACACCATAACCACGACACCACTCAGGTGAGCCCAATTCTTTTGCCAAGTATTCAGAAGCTTTAAGACTATCATCACGAAGCTTTTTAAACATTTCCGCATTTAGGAATTGAGCTTCTAGTGATTCATAAGCAATCCGTTTACTTTGCAGGTAAGTGCTAAAGCCCATCACACCCAAGCCAACAGCACGGCCTTTCTCAGTGAACTTACGAACCTTTTCTAGTCCTGCAATACCTTCTGATTTTTCAAGAAAGTCTGAGCACAGGCAGTCCAAGAAAACCATTGAATCAAACACAGCATCGGTATCTTTCCATTCATCGTATTTAGCTAGGTTCATGCTAGACAAGATACAACTGTAAGTCATAGACTCTGAGGAGTGAAGCATGATTTCCGTACAAAGGTTTGTAGCTTTAATATCAAGACCCAAGTCTTTATACATCTTAGGGCGTTTACGATTAGCCTCTCCAATTTTAAAATAGTAACCTTTACCTGTTACAAGCTTTACATACAGACTACGGGAGAATCGTTCATGTGCATCTTTATCGCCAACTTTTAGACGCTCAATGAAGTCATCAGTAATGATGTATCCGATGTTAAAACCATCTGGTTCAGCTTCCACTTTATCACATAGCTCGTAGAAGTCACCATGATCAATTGGAATGTAACTTGCGGTAGAACCTCGACGATTACCACCTTGACTTACTTTAGAAGTCATCATAGCAAAGTCTTCAATAACAGGAACTACACCAGATGCATGACCTCCGCCACTGATAGCACTACCGCGTGGACGAATACCGCTAAAGTCGCCAGAACAGCCAAAACCGTATTTAGATAGCAATGCCTGTTCTCGTAGTGTGCTATAGAAGCTATCAATACTATCTCCAACTACAAGACCAGAACAACTTACATTCAACCCCCGATCTGTCCCGGTATTACTGAGAACCGGAGAGGCTGGACTTAGCCAACCCTTCCACATCAGGTTAAAGAACTTTTCTTCCCACTCTTTTTTGTCGCCAGGAGCATATTTTGAAAGAGTTTTAGCAATAGTTCTCCAACGTCCTTTAGCACCTTCTTCTCCACCATAAGCATACTTAGCTTTGAACATCTGCCAGCCAAATGTGGTATACCAATCAGGAAGCCAACCTTTCTTTTGTAACTCTTTACGCTCAATAGATAGTTCTTCGTAACTTTGACTCACTTAACAAACTCCATATTAAATTTCAAATCGTGTTTCTTCCAAGACCGAACATACTGTAGTTGCTGACTTTGGAAAAAGTCTGAATACTTGAAGCTATTCAGTTGGGAATAGAACCACTCTGTTACTACCCCAGTTTCTTTTTCATACAGAGGTTTGATGTTTAAATAACTCAACACCATGTTAATCCGATCTTTGATAAAATCAAGAATTTCCTCTTCGGTAATAGTGCGAATATTACCTTTCTCAAAAATACGCTTACAGAGTGACTCTTCATGCTCGTAAACTTTTTCAGCAATGCGTTTAATCTTTTTACGAAGGTTCTGCTTGCCATTTGAATCAATCAAACCTAGTTGTTCACGCTCTTTTAGGCACTGATTAAACAGCCAAGCAGATGCCATTGAGTGGTAGTTCTCATCTTTTGCAGAGCCATCGATACCTGCTGTGATATGAGGAATTAAATTGAAGCCTCCAACATTAAAGCTCTTCAAGAAAGCAAAGTTAGAGAACAGTACAACACCTTCCATAAAAGCAAAAGCTGCTGTGGCCTCTAGTGCATCTTCGCTTTGTGCATACTTTTCAATAAAAGCTACACGGTCACGCATTACTTCATCTTGTTGCCATGAAGAATAAAACTCATCCGTAGCAATACCCAAAGTCTTGTTGATCAGATCATAAAATGGTGCATGAATCCCAAGTTCAACAAATGAGAAGGTCGCAGCCATACGTTCAATCTCGGGACGTGGGAACATCTTAGTTACCTTAGCGCCCCAAAACTCTTCCCCGCCCAGCATCAACTCATATTGAGTGAACAGCTTTAGTACAGTTGTGATACCATGGCGCTCACCCTCTGTACATTTAGTGCGGATGTCGTTCTCATCCTTCTCTACACCAAGCTCTTCAGCAAACCAGATAATCTTAGTTTGTTCTTGTGCTGCTTGAACAGCTTGTGGATAGTCAATCGTATAAGTATCTTTCTTTGTCTCAATTTGCGTCTTCACAAGTTCTCCTTAATCTTGACGACTCTTTTCTTCTTTTACCGCTTTACGGGCTGCACTTTTATTTGTAAACGCCCTCTCACTACTGCCTTGTCTACTCATCTGCTCAAGCTGTAGTTTAAGCCCAATATCTCCAGTACTTGCCACTTTAGCATTAAATGATGCAAACCCGCTATTGATCCAAGAATCATCAATTCGCTCTGATGAGACAACTAGAGGACCATTGAACACAAAAGGTTTACCTTCTACTGGTCGATGCTCACAAGAAACTACTTCATAAGGTTGGTTGTAAACATCACAACCCCATTTATATAAAATGTCTTTAAACTTCTTTTCATCACCAGATTCAATTACTGCTTTAGCTTCTTTGTCTTGCATTAGTAGGTAGAAGCTAATGTTTCGTGCAATTTCACTCATTCTTCATCATCCCATACTGCGTCTTCTAGGTAAAATTCTTGGGCTGGTTGATCTTCAAGCCAAGCTAAATAAATCTCTTCGCGAATATCCATGATATGTCTAGCCGCATTTGCACTAGTAAATCCCCCACGTACTTGATACAAGTTCCATAGAGCGTCTAAATAGTCACAAAAACCATAATCTATTGAATTCATTTTACTTCTCCAATACAGTTCCAAGAAACGGGAAATACTTCAACACTTCTTCTTTTGCTTTAATTGCCACATCACAATGTTCAAGTTGTGTTCCGTTTGCCTCTCGTAGCTGAATATAGTGCAGCCAAGAGCGGACAGTACCATTCATGTACATCTTACTCATTGTAAGACCTTCTGGCAAGATACAACGAGCAACTTCTTTTGCAATGCCTTGTTCAATAGCACGCTCATAGACGTGTTTAATTTCTTCTAGCAAATAGCTTTGCTGATCTAGCCACCAATAATAAAGCTCGTTTTCTGCTTCGTTCTTGCGATTTAGGGGGATGCTGTTCTGACGGTTCTTCTCGTCCTGTAGGCGACACTCCCGAGTAATGAAGTCTGTGCTCTCTGCGTACCTTTGACTGAACTCCTGAAAACTAAAGCTACGGTGACGTAGGATCTGACGTGCAATGTCTCTAGGAGCTTCAATCTCCATTGTGATGTTACAAGTTTCAAACACAGAATAATGTTGATGTTCTACACAATACTTAAGAAGCTTAGCTGCTGTATCAAAGTTAGTTTGATTGTTTGGTGCGCTAACTCGTGCGGCATAGGAAATGATGCCTTCACTGTCTGGAATAAAATCTACAACAGGTTGTGTAACTCCAATTACACGACATTTGATGAAATCAAACCTCATTATTAATTCTCCTTACTTACCACTGCTACCAAAACCGCCAGTACCACGAACTGTTTCTGACAGTTCACGAACTTCTTCAAATTCTACTTTCTCGATTGGAATAATCATCCCTTGTGCTACTCGATCACCAGCAGCAAAGTCTAGACCCCAATTGATTTTATCACAAGCTAGTTTGACTTTTAGCTCTCCTCGATAATCTGAGTCAATCACTCCTACACAATTGCTCAGACGAACGTCATGTTTAAATCCGTGACCGCTACGACTAAAGACAAGCATAACATGATCTTCTGGAATTTCAAATGCAAGACCAGTTGAAAATGTGTGGGGATCGTTGTGTTCAGTATCACCATTTAGCATAGTGTAGATATCAAAACAACCGCTACCATCAGTCGCATAGGTTGGCAGTTTAGCGGATTCATACAGACGTTTTACTTTGACTTTCAATTCTTACTCCTTAATTAGACTTTTAATTACTTCTCGGGTTTTGCTAAACATTTCTTTATCTTCCTCAAACTCATCACCATACAGATCATAGTGTAGTTCAATCTGTTGTTCAAGGAAATCTACAATCAAATACAAATCATCTTTACCAAACTTATTCACTTAAGATATTCCTTACAAAATTCAGAGACACTAAAATCTTCCCAATTATTAATCACCATATTCACAGAACAATCAGAGGATTGCTTGTAGGGGGTATTGTATAGCACTCGTTTGTGAGTGTCAAACTTTTCTAGCATATCTTTTCGATCATCAATATGACATAGCACTGAATCATTCATAAGGTGTTTTTCTTTAGTAAGAATTACACCACAATTGAATGGGAAATGCTCTTCCAACCAATAGTACTTGCTCTTACTGTGTTGGCCTTTATGAGCACTAACAAAGCAGATGTTAAAGTATTGACTTAAATTTTTTAGTTTATCAACAGCACCTTCAATAGGTTGTAATTGGAAGTAATCAAGTTCTCGCCAGTATTTGAAAGGATCTTCAACATCTTTGTAAATCTCTGCTAAGTTATAAGGCCTTTGATTCGTATATTCAATCCAAGATTTTGGACCTTCTGTTCTTTCTTGTAGCCACTTAGACCATCCTTGGTCGGAAGGACAAACAGTCAAATCACAATCAACAGAGATTAGACGTTTCATTCTACAATTCCATATTCAAACTCAAGGATAAATTTGCAGTAGTGGATAGCCTTTTTAATATCATCAGCCTTGTTTTTATCCTTGTGGCGAGAGACATACTTCACCACATTAGATTCAAGGAAACCTAGATTGTTTTGGTAGCAATATTCAACAGGTTGAATTCCCTTGTCTTTATAGTGACTTCCGCCTACTTGAACATCAAGAGAAGATTTAGAGTGTTTAACCAACTCAAAGTCGCTCTCTTCAATCCAAACACCTTTATCCTTATGTGCTGCCACATTATAAGCGATATAACGGCGACCATTATCAAACACTTCACCAAGACAAGCGCTAATCTCTAGCTCATCACCGATCATGTACCAATTACCGTCTACTCGATGAGTACAAATCACCTTATTCCCAACCTTAAATTTACTCACCTCTTTCTCCTTTACCAATTGAAAAGCTTCAACATCAAACGTACCAGCAATTCCTTCAATACGCAAGCTTGGATACTCTTGATCTTCATAAACCGTACTGACAACATACTCTCTAGCGAAACTAAGTCCATAGGCTTCAGGCCGTATCCCTTGCCACATTGCAGGTTTTAGTTTAACAGTGTCTCCGACTTTCATGTTCATAGTCCTGTAGTTTCAATATTTAAAGAGTTGTCTAATAGAAGTTTCCAAATTTTAGCATTTAAACTGCAAGCTATTTCAGTATCAAAATTAGCACATTCGACATAATTGTACAAGACCTTTTGAAGCTGTTTAGCTTTTTCTATTTGCCAAACCTTATGCGCTTCCACCGGGTCAGAAAAATACCCAAAATTCTTGGTCAAGCCTTCGTCTGTCATTTTCACAAGGAAGGGCTTTTTCCTCCCATTCGTTGACCTTTTACAAGGTTTCATTTTAGAAACTCCTAATGGATATTCCCCTCTACCTCTATCATGAGTAACTATACTTGAGTTAACAAAAGCAGGGACATACCTACAAAACTCTGGACCGTAGACTTTATTACCTTGTAACAGAAGATCTTTATCTAGTTGGTATCCATCAACATAGTTCTGTTTTGACCACTTTTCAAATTCAGAAAAATATTTCCATCGGTCATCAACACTACAACCTTGATAGACCATCGCGGTCTTTTCACTATAAGGCTTGTAGCACCGCCTTAACATACTATCCCATCTTTGATAGTGAGGATTATTTTTCACATCCCCATTGCTATCATTTATACCCCAACCCGCGATTAAACAAACTTTAGGCATATTTCTCCATCAAATAATCTAAACTTACCATCATCGGATTGCCAAATCCATCTTTAACATCATGTAGCATAGTCAAACCACGGAAGTGATTATTACCTTGATAACCTTTATATGCCTCTTCATGAGGATAGCAGGCACCGTTGATAATACCAATCTGCATTTTACCATCTAAACTTGGTCGAATTGCAATATCAAGACATTGCTTATGCCCTACAACAAAGGATCGACCTACAGTTTTAAGCTGACTCATTGCTGTACCGCCGTAAGGTTTTCCTGTGAATGGGTTAGCAAGGTAATGTACATAGAAAATACCATCAATTTCTACAGGAAGCAAGAAATCATGTACTTCAAAACCATATCGTTCTAGGTGTAACGTCTCTGTACCTACGAAGCCTTCAAACTCAGGCATATCATTTGCAACGCGGTCGAAGCGCTGCTCATGGTTCCCGACACAAAATACAAGCCGTGGATTGTATACTTTCTTTTTATATCGGCGTTGTGCTCGTTGAAGATCCCAAATGGGTTTCATCATAAGCTCCATGCCTTTATTACCCGCTTCGATATCAGCAATCAAACGACGACCTTCAAAGGATTTCTTACCACGATCATAAGAACTTAGGCTTTCAAAGTCGTAATGGTCGCCAATATGAATAATAACGTCTGGTCGTTTAGCTGCAATGTATTGGCCAATAGCTGACATATAACTTAGGTCGTGACCCGGCTTACACTGGGTATCCGCTACGATTAGGTGCTTACTCACTCATCTTCCTCCACAACTTCAAAATTTAAAGTTTTAGCATACTCTTCCAGACTGTAAGTGGCAATACAATAATCATTTCGCCAAAATTGAATGTAACCTTCTTTGGAAGTTACTTTGGTAATATTTTTAATTTTACCCAGACGGTAACTTTCGCCATCAATTGAAATATCTACTTGCATTAGATTTCTACCCTCTTCTTCATATCAAAATATAGTTCAAACACATCTTTACAAATCTTGATTGTACTTGACATCACCTCATATTTCTCACAAGGATTTAGAAAGTGAAATTCAGCCAACACTTCATCAAGTTTTAAATGAAATCTAAGTACAATCTCTTCAGGAGTTTCTTTAGTTTCTGAAAGATTTTTCTTAGCAAACAGAGAAATCACATTATCATCTTTCATAAGCTAGATTCCCAATTGATTTGTGAATACATAGAAGAAAGTTGCATATTCAATAAATGAGGCTGTGAAATAAGCTGTCCAATAATTCACTTACATTCCTCTCTGAAAGCTTCTTCATCTGACTGTGCAGTGTTTAGCTCACCAATGCGTTTCATATAATCAATACATGATTCGTTGTTCCAACGGGGTGGCTTACCGTCCGAATTACCATGAACTAGAAAAGCGTTACCTGTAACTACACTTTGAATTTGGGGATTTAAACTCAACACCTTATCCAGCTTATATTCAATCTGGTCAAGCTTAATCATAAGCTGTGTAAGCATTTGTTCTTTAGTTAGTTTTTGCATTCTTTTTATCCTCACGTTCTTTTTTGGTTTTGCTATCATGGCACGTATGGCAAAGACAGTCAAGCTCATCAGCACTACAAAAAAGCCTTTCTACAAAGCCGGGTAAATCTTCGTAAGAGTTTAGCTCACCACAAGGGATTCTGTGATCAACAGCAACGTTTTTAGCGTCAAACCATTCTTTGCACTCAGCACACTGGTATTCCCATTTCTTACGCTTATTTTCGCCCTTGTAAGGTCGTCTGGCTCTGTGTAGGCATTCATATATCGGCGGCCATTTACGACTTAAACTGCGCAGTCCAGACCGTAGAAAAGTCCAATATCTGCTTGTTGTCCAAGCCTCATACTTAGGCCATGGGGGCGTTTTACGAGCGATAGTCCACCCCCAGCCGATCTAATGTTGTACAAATATGATACATTTCACCCTCTTCTCTTCGCAGCCATAAGAGTTGTGCGTTATCTTGTAAGTAGTCAAGCCAATCCCACATCAAACACTCATCTCGCCAAGATACAAACTCTTGCTTCTCATTGCCGTAATAACTCTTGTAAGCTTCAACAACACGAGAGAACATTTCCTTAATATCACTAGAGCCTTCAAGATATTTAAGTGCTGTAGCTTTACCAATGCCTTTGGTTTTACCTAGAGAATATTTCTGTCTAATCTCTTCTGTAAAGTTTGGTAAACCTTGGATGTTATCAGTTCCCTTATCGCCACAAAGCAATTGCACTGTAAAAGCCCTTGCTGCATCTTCTGGTGTGGGTATAAATACCTTAGCATTATCATCAAGATAGTTAAACTGAGGACTAATAATCTGTGCAAGATCCTTATCGCAGAAACCTAGAACATTCTTCCACTTACCTGTTTTGAGGAAGTGTTTGTAATTTTTAAAGCCCTCAATACCTGCCCAGTCGTCAACTTCTTGGTTGTTGCTGATTACAACTTTACTTTTGTACTTCTGGACAATTGCTTCTTTTACTTCGTGAAACAACAGAGGCTTGTCTTTACGAAGTCCCTTGTACGGAAGTATCTGTGCAATATCTTTTCGGAAATTACCTTCCCCACCAATACCAAGAACATAATCATTTGCAAAACCATAACGCTTGATTCGTCCAACGAAATAATCAAACTGTTCTACAGCTTTATTAATGTGATCTTCAATGTCAGGATTTAACTCACTACATTCTTCTAGTTCAAAGTCGTCAGGAGTCCAAATCTCCAAGCCTTTGCTTTTACGAACATCGTTGTATTCTTTAAGCTTACCACCTGCTTTGTTCTTCCAGTGCCCCCAAAAAGCTGTTTGATTGTCAAACCGTACAGTCTTACCAGTACCTTTATTTGTTACTAGTACAAAGTTATTCTGAACTGACAATGCAGCCCTTAGAACCGGAGTGTCCGCATCTAGAAGTGCCTTTTCATATTCTGCCATTTACACCTCTTACTAAAAAGGGCCTTTCGGCCCCGGTATTTATTTTAGTCGTTGTAACCACTCAGTTCTTCATACTTCTTAAATACAGCAGTTGCAGCTTCTTTCTTCTCTTCATAATCAGCTTTTGCTTGTAGCTTAGCAGCCGCTGCAATGAGTTTGATATCATCTGAAGACAAACCCTTTGGATTCATTTCTTCATCATATTTGGCATCGGCTTTGAGTTGTCGAATATCGTCACCAAGTGTTAGCTTTTGTGCTTCAAGGTCAGCTAGACGGTCGAACAATTCTTTTTCAGTGATCATTATTCATTCTCCTCAGATATTAAAAGTTTTTACAGTTTCAACAGATTTTACTTTACATTCAACATAAGCTTGAGCGTAAGCTTCGGCCTCTTCTACGGAGAAGAGTCCTTTAACTAGAAGCTCTTTCGGAACAGGGAACGGTAATTGAGACTCAGCACCAAAAGCTTCTGGATATTTATAAAGGGCGTATGAGACTTCTCCGTTTTCTTTAGTAATCTTTTCTATACTAAATTGCATTATTAATTCTCCAAATTAAATTCATTAAGCTGCATAGAGTGGCCTCCAATCGTATCACTCTTAAATTCCACACGATCAAAATCAGCGGTATCTAATTCCAAAGTATCAAACTTCTCAAGTAAACTCTTACTAATCTCACCATCAGGAACCAGATGGCCTAAAATGCAAGACAAATAATAATATTCTTCTTTGGTAAAGTTTAGATTAACCCCAAACTGAGATTTTTTGTGTGTATGGCGATTATATTGAAAAGCATCGCCACCAATGTAAACGTGCTCAGACAATTCTCTGGAAGATTCATACAAATCACTCAAAGCTTCTTTAAAACTATCAAAGATTTTACTATCATACCCTCGAACATATTTTTGATTCGAAAATTCATCAAATCTTGATACAACAATCTGAAGTTTTTCTTTTAAACTTAGCTGCATTTCTTTCTCCTTTAAATGTTGCCGCGTCCTTGCGGCGTGTTTATATAAGGTCAGAAAGGAATCTGATCCTCGTCCTCATCTTCGACCGCCTGTGGTTGTGCAACTGGAACTTGTTGTTGTTCCGCTGCTGGCTTATCAGCTTTCTTAACGCTATAGCTAACACCAAAAACATCATCCACTACAGAATCAGTAGCACCTTTGCTTTCGAACGGAACATGCTCAACTACTTGCATAGTGTCCAGAGTTACAACAACTTGACCTTCCTTATTACGGTATCCGAACAGCTTCAGGTTTACAACACTCTCATTACCCACGTTTTCAGTAAATGGCTTACCTTCAGTGTCGATAACGTTTACAACCATTTTATTACCTTGCTTGCTAAATTCAGGCTTGGCAACACTGAAACCATACATACCATCAACAGCATCGTAATGAATCTTACCTTCTTCTACTTGTGAAGATAGCGGAAACTTGATGCGACGTGGTGGCTTGCTGGTCTTGTCCTTACCTACAAGAGCAAAGGTTTTATTCAGCATCACTTCATCCAGAAGTTTGTCCTTAGCCTCTTCATCTACGAATACGGTGCAGCTATATTCGCGTTCCTCTGATTGGTACTTCTTCTTAACTTCATGAACTACCGGGTAGAATACAGGAACATTCTTCAGATAGATATTCAGAGTTTCGAAATCGCCTTTCTTTGGCAGATCACGGACAATCACTTCAGTTTTCAGTTGAGCTTTTTTAATCATATTTATTTCTCTCTATATTTTAGCGTTTAATTTTGTCGCATTACTTTGTTGAGTATACATCCACACTTTCGTGTGAATTCTGTTTACCGCACCTGTTGTTCAGATTGCAGTGAATATTTACGTTGGATGATTTTAGCATCAAAACCAGATTCTTTCCATTGCTTCATGGTTTCTCGTGCTTCTTGTCGATTGTTACGTTCAAGGTTGAACAGGTTGTCACCGATTACTACTTCGTATTCGTATTTTACATTAGCCATTTTTGTTTCTCCTATTTAAATATTTTAGGTCTACTTTTATAAGCGACCCATCTATTATAGCACCATCACAAAGGGTTGTGAAGCAGTTTTCAAATTATTTTTCAATTCGCTTCTCACAAACTCGAAAAGCTCCCAGTTGCTGCGACCATTGAACACACTAGAGATCGTTGTTCGTGGAAAGTCAAGCTTTACAGCAATTTCGTTGACGCCAAATCCTTGATGCTCAAGTAAAGCAATTTGACAAATCAAATCCTCTGTAACTCTTCGATTCTTCTTAGGCCTGTTTGCATTGATCCTACCTGCCGCAATACCATCTGCTGTGTTTTGTTTTTGAGTTGTCCAGTAAAGATTGTCAACTACGTTATTTGAACGTGTGTGGTCTTTGTGCCCTACTTGTGGTAGGTTGTCTGGATTTTCAATAAAAGCTTGTGCTACTAATCGATGTACATAACGGACTCTTAATTTACTCTTTGGTCCCATCAAAGCAACAATTTTATACCCAGCTCCATTGTCATTGATATTTAAACACTTATTTTGTTTTAGGTCAATGATTCTTCCTAAATTACTTACTGCATATCTTTCCTGAATATCATCAGTCAGGATCGGTTTCCATACTTCTTTCACAGTTTTTACCTTGTTTGTCAGTAACATCCTCCGAGACAGCTTCGATTAATTTTGCTGCTTGTTCGATGTAATATTTATAGTCAACTCCCCAAGAGAAGTCATTAATGTTGTTACACGGTTTCACATTCCACTCAGTGTCAATCCCTAGACGACGATCCTCACCACCTTCAACTAATGGCGGCATGATCTTAATCAATTTACCACCACCTTCCTTTGCCGGATAGTAACGGCAAATGTTTTGAAGCGGTACATCTTCCTCATCAACTACCAATACCAGCTTACTACTTCGCGGTACTTTGGTGCGGAGCATGAAGTCAAACTTATTTTCATGGAGACGAATAAACTCTTCATAATCAACACCATCAACCAAGTGTGCTTTCACAGCCATTGGGATTACCATAGCTGAATGGTTTTTATGCCACCCCAGTTTATCGAAATCCATAAACTCATAGGCGCCTTTAAGCTTCACCTTACCCGATTCTGTGATGCTGATGTAGTTGTTAACATCTCGAATGAACATCTTTTTGTAAGTGTCACCTTCCATCTGAAGCTTAGTCAAATCCTCCCACCATTTAACCCATTTATCCGCTTCTTCAAACTTGTCAACATCAATTACATACTCAAAACCATCCGTGTTACACATAATGATTCGAGCGTTGCAATGATCAATCAGCTTTTCCATCAACATGCAAAGTGACAGCTGTCCACCAATAGTAATCGACATTGTATAGGCTGGATCAAGCAATGGGCTGAATTCGTTATTGCTATCTCCGTAGACTCCGTTCAAAGCAAGCTTTAATGCTGCGTTTGCTGCTGAAGCTTTTGGCGTTGCCTTACGCTGTTCATACAAATCAGCATACACTTTGCAAAACGTCTTACCTAAGTGTTTCGGGTAAATCTCATTAGCAATTGCCATGTTGGGGTAGTAGCTCGCAACGTCGAGAGTCCTTATCTTTCGACTATCGGTGCTTCGAATAGTTCCTTGAGTAGCCCCATGAATACCACCAACACCATAATCATAACGGAACCCATTAATGAGAACGTTCAATGTCTCAGCCACATTCCAACACCAGTAATAGCTTTTAGCTCCTTTTGGTGACTTTAGTTCCTTTTCCTCAAGCCATCCGAGAGGATATTCTTTCCTTAGCTTTTCAATTACATCTTCAGTTGGTACATAACGTTTGTTTTTCTTATCAACAGGATCAGATAGTTTCTTCTTTTTTACAACCATTTCAGCATATTTAGCTACATCACCAAGTTGGTGCTCAAGAAGATCACTAAATACACCTTTAGTTTCAGTGATAACTTGATTCCTAAACCACGTATGTACAGCTTGGAACTCTGGTCGATCAAACTTAATGTAAGGGAAAAGACAATCTTTGATAATGATTTTGTCTCGTTTAGTTTGCCGTACTTCCCTACCGAACTCGGTTTTTGTGTAACAGCAACCCGGAGCTTCCTTTTCTAACGTTCGAATGAACAACTCTTTACCAATCTTTGTGTCATTGAAATTGGTGCAATCAAAACCAAACTGCTCTGTCAGATCCTTGCGAAGTTTTAGATTTTCAAACGAATACCAATAAAACTTCAGTGTTTCGCTAACGTCATGTTTGTTGTATTTGATTAAGATGTCTTTCTGTTCATCATTTAGTGTCATCCCGACAGGAAACGGTAAATCTTCAATGTCATTGGAACGCATGTTGTATTCAAGCATCTTCAATGAAGTAGCACGAGCTTTGTTATCAAAGTGGTGGACTTTAAATAAATCCACTTGAGGAATAATCACATCCTTCTCTTTGATAGCAGATCCGAACTTATTTTCTTTACCTGAATTGATAAGCTTCATAGCCACATCATATAACTCTTTTGCTGTGACTTTCAACTTCTTTTCGGTTCCGTGAACCTTACGAGCTTTCTGTAGGATGTAATGAATTACAGGATAGTCAAAACCATTGTTATTAAATCCTACAAAACGATGACCAGCACCCTTAACCTTACGGAAGAAATCAAGCAATTCTTCTAGTTCATTCTTTCGATCACTGATTTCAAAAGCTCGCATTCCTTTACCGTTTGAATACACTGTAGCGAAGGTAAAGCAATTCGGATAAGTCTCAATATCGAAGATCCAATCACCTTCAAACCATTTCTTTTCCAAACCAAAATCTCCTTTTATTGGAGGATTCTAGTCCTCCTTTATTCAAAAATCAACTACATATGCTGGTGGCTCAAGATTTTCTACATTTGGTGGACCATCGGCAAGATAAGTTTCTTCTACATATGGATTTGAAGTAGCATACATATGTGTTGTTTCATGGTCATATCGCAACCATCCAGCTTCACCCGTATTACCTGTACGACGGCATTTCACCAACTGTAGTTTCGTCGCAGAACGTTTTACAGGATCTTCGTTCATCTTGTCGCGTGACAACAGAATAGTGTTGAATGCAATTTGATTCAAAGAACTGGACCCTAAAAGCGAATATTCCGAAACATTATGTGGGTCATCATCAGATGGCTTCTTCATGTGGCTTACCGCAATCACACAAGTGTCTGTCTCTTTTGCAAACTTCAGAAGTGTATCCATGAAGTCAATAATTGCACCGTTCTCACTACTATTCACACCAGCTTGAATTGGGTCAATCACAATAACATCACAACCTTCAGCCTTCGCAAGATAGTTAAGCTTTTCAAAGATTTCAGTTGTTGAAATACTACCTTGGTGATCCACATAAACAAATTGATCTTTCTTAGCAAGGTTTTCAAAGAATCGGCGCTTCAAGCCATCAATATCAATCGTGTCTCGATTAACTGTACGTAGGTTAACGCCAGCATCTAGCGACAGTAGGTCACGTACAACTTCACGCTTAGTACCTTCAAGGTACATTGCGCCCACTTTAAATCGTGTATTCTCAATCAAATGAAAGACAACGTTATTAAGAATAGATGATTTACCAATACTTGTCAATGCTCCAAGTAGGGTAATCTCACCTTTTTCCATACCACCATTCATCATCTCATTGATCTGTGCCCATGAGGAAGGTAGTGGGATTTTGATGTTATTATCTTCGTTCTCAAAGTCTTCCCACATCTGACTAAGGTGTAGAACGTCAACACGACTAAACGGTACGGCTTTCCAGAAGATTTGTTTAAGTTCTGAAGAACGTCCAGCTTTAACCATATCCGAAGCATCTTTAACCCCTTGAGGGAACTTAGCAATAAATGCTTTACCCGGCGCTAGAATACGAGCAGCTTCTTCAACGTGTTTCTGTGCTGATTCATCATTATCAAAAGCAAGAACAACTTTTTTGAATGAGTTGATGTACTCAAAGTTTGCTTTAAACTGTTTGACAATACTTCCATCGCCGCAAGTAACACTGATTACTGGAGTCCAATATTCTACTTCTTTGCCATTCTTATCACGAGTTTTAGTGTGAAGGGTTTGAGCAAATGCAAGTGCATCCTCTTCACCAGTTACAATGACTAGATAGTCTTGACCAGCCTCAAATACAGATTGACCAAACAACTCATTCGTTGCCTTGGTGCTACCAATACCCACAAAGTCCTTGGGTGCAATTCTTTTCTTAAAGCCTACAACTTTACCATCTACTGTTGATGGATAATACCTTGCTACAACATCAAACTCGTTTTCAATCTCTGTGTGTACGCCATACTTTGCGGATACTGGTTGACCAATACCACGCTCTTTCCAGCCACGGAAATCAATCTTTTGAATTTCACTAAAATCTACTACTTCTGACACTTTCTTCCTCCCATCTTTAATTTTCACCCCAACTTCTTCAAGTTGATCGTGTTTGAAATAGTTCTGACAAACAAAGCAATATGCGTCAAGAATCTTTTCACCATCAATTTCTTTTTGGTAAACAGCCATACCATCTGATGATGTGCAGTCTTCTCCAATACATTCTGCGTGGTAAAGCAATTCTCCATCGACTTTCTCAGTCATTCACCTTCCACCTTTTCATTGTTTCCGCAGGAAATACTCCCATGCACAACAAGCATATACACATTTTTCGAAGAATCCGCTTCATCCTCTTCCAATGTGATCGCAACTTGTGTATTCCCAAGGTCTAATTGCTTTTTCAACTCTTTCAATAAACTGTTCTTACTAGAATGTTTTGTCACGTTCATTTAATAAATCTCCAAATGCGCTGAAACTTCTTCAAATAAAGCATCCTCATCATAATCCATTAGATTTAAAAGTCTCCCTGTTTGTAGCACAACTACATAATCTTGGTCACAGGCCAGTACGTAGTCGCCATCTTGATCTTTATAAACTAACCCAGAGGCTAAATTGAATGCAGTCACACCTTCTTTGATAAGACTTTTAACATTAATTTCCATCACAAATTCCTCACAAATCCAATGATTTCTTCGCAGGCTTCTTCATAGCCTTCTCGACGAGCATTATCAATATCGTCTTCTATATACTCATCTTCCTTAGTCATAGGCTCCTCTACAATCTTCTCTATAAGTTCTTGAAGACAAACTTCTCCAGCATAAAGACAGCCAGAAAGCCCATAGGAAATAAGCTCATCTGTTGTGTAAAGGCTTGTGCCCTGTTCGATGTTTACTTTGAATGTCATTAGATTTCCTTCAAGCCTTGAATAATATGAAGGCACAAAGTCATATAATCTTTAATCTGTTGTTCATCCGGGGCATCATTACTGTAATCACGAATAGCTTCCAATGTATCACAGCCAGAACAACTACCATACCCCACTTTTACAGCCCAGTAGGTGTCGGGCTGATAGCCTTTTGATGCAATAATATATACCAAAGTTCCTTGATATTCCCCGTCATCAATCTCATGAATCAAATCAGGGTCTGGCGATTCATAACTATCATCGTACATACTGATTAGACTAATAACAGCCTTAACAACATCTTTGTAATTGTCTGGATGTTTTACAAAGAACTCTTTCAGTTCTTCTTGGTGTTGCATGAAAATATCTACAAATTTAGTAATCATTTAATCATCTCCGACATCTCAAGTAGTGCTTTAGCCAGCATCTGCGCATGTTCCCTTGAATTGATAGGGATATTTACTTTACCATACCAATCTTCGTTTTCTTTAACGCCATTCGTATGAATCTCAATCCCACTTTCTGGGAAATCTGGGTTTTGACGAATTTCTAGATAGTAGCCCTCAGAATCGTCGTAAACACGTAAAATCTTTTCAATAGTAAAGCTCATTCTGCACTCTCCTTCTCAGCTTCAATAATCTTAATCAACTCTTTCTCAACAAGCTTCACAAACCACTCATCAGCCATCAGCTTGTCAATCTCAGACGAAGATAAGTCAAATGGTAGTCCGTCTTCGTCAAGCTCAAGAGCACTTTCAACAGTGAACTCAAGATCTTCATAGCCGTAGTAATCAACATCTGACGCCCATGAGTTGAAATCTGGTGACTTTTTGATATAGCTGTGAATGTCACAGGTCAGAATGATATTGTCAATTTCAACGATCTGTTTCATGGCTTTTCTTCCTAGATTTGGTTTCGATGTACTAAGTAAACACCATTCTGCGCTCTGTGTCAAGCACCACCAAGGATCTTTTCCATGTAGTCCAGCGTTTCTTGGTCGTGCTCGTCAAGGATAAGCTCTGAGATTTTAGGTTCATATTTGCATCCACGGTAAGTTCTTTCAGCTTCTCCGCACTTCTGGGCTTGTGCTTTCTTCGTGAACACACCCTTCACATAATTATGAGACTCATCATCTCCCCACCGCTGCATAGTAACCACATAAACAATTTGCTTAGTCATCTCAATTCTCCTTATTCGCCTTTGTACAAAGGATCAGCATAGTAAATTTCTTTTGGTGCGTCTGGCCACCCTGTACGCAGAAGATCAAAATCACCTTCATTCCAGCAGCGTAGGAATTCAAGAGGTTCTTCTGTGTAGCCTTTGCCGAGAATGTAGCTGATAACAGCGTTAAAGCAATCTACAGATTTCTCGTTATATTTAAGCTCTTCTCCAAGACATTTAATAACATCTGCTACTGACATACAGGCATAGCCTAGCTCGTTGGAGGCTGAGATCGCTTCTTCGTACCACTCTTTATAATTGTCCATCATTTTCTCCTATTTCCTCAGGTTTTTCACACATTCTAGCGCATTTCTTCTCTAAGCGCAAGCTCTGTATGTCTTGTGTGCTAAAGCGTTTATTTTAGCTGTATTTCCCTAGTAATTAGGGCATTTTGATCTGCAAGCCACTGTCAGTCTTATAGTACATGGTAGGTTCACACTCTTCTTCATACAATTCATAGCCAAGAAACTGTTTATCGTGGTTATGTTCGACATAAGGATAGATCCAATCAAAGAAAGATTCAATCTCTGATTCATAGTTCTTTAGATCGCTTCGATTCACCAAGAACCATTGGTGTGCAATTTCATTATACCAGAGCTTACCTACACAATCTGGGATGTGGTAGTACGAAGAACAGCGCAACATGAACTCCCAACAAGGCTTTGTGAACAGCTCATGGTCTGGAAGCTTCCCCTTAGGAATCTCAGCATCTTCTCCCATCATATGTTTAAGGATTTCAATGATTTCCTTTGGGGTGTCTTGTTCCAGCGAAAGCTTTACATAAATTTCAGTGTACATGCCCATTTCTTGTATCTCCATTTGTTTGTATTTGTGATGGATCAAACGATCCATCAATCATCCTGCATGCCATTCATTCTACAGCAAAGAAGGTGTAAATCCAATAGTATGTTTTGATTGGGTGTGGGATAGGTGATAGATTTTCTTCATTGGCGTGTTGTGGTGTTTGTGTTAGAATATATGGACAATATATGCATAAATTCAGGCTATTGAAGGTACTATGAAATGCTACAACCGTTGTGGGAGTAGGGCTGCAGCTAAATTTGCTTGACTATCTTGTATAATTACTAATACCTGATTACTAATACTACTTCTTAAGGAGAGATAGAGGATTGATATTAAAGCTATGGATGATGGATAAAGAAGAAAGAAAGAATGTAGTTACATTGTGTACACATTTTAACATCCATTACAACAGAACAAAGAAATATGAACATATCTTCAAAGAAATTGAATCTTTAGTAGGTAAGGAGTATAATAAAGAGATTTGGTGTCTTGTTACAAATACAGCAAGGGCAATCAAACACAAGGCTAAAGGTCTTTCTATTCCTCGTGACTTCGCACCATACAAGGGCAATGAACAAAGCATCAGACACAGAAAAATGGTAAAACTGCTTGACTTGCTCTCAGAATCAGGGTACATTGACACCTATCTCGGTGGTGTTTTGGACTGGAAAGAAATGGATATTGTAGGAAGCAGGTGCCTATTCACCGAAAAATACCTATCTTTGTGGGTAGGTACGGATGTTTCTGATGAAAAAGACATTATAAATCTTGTTGAAATCAAAGATCGAGAATCAAAAGAACTTAAGAATACCAAAGGATTTGCGGGAGTTCGTGACATTAGGCAGCAGATGATGACATTTAATAGTCTGTTATCAGAAACAGAAATTGAGCACGAAGGTCAGGTGTTGCCTGTGCAAATGTATAAACGATCTTTTATTGACAACTTAACTCTTGGTGGTCGTATGTATAACACGGCAGGCGGTGTTCAAATCTTGAGTCAAGAGGAGCGAGCAGAATTGAAAATTAATGGTAAGAACGTGATTGAATTAGATTTTAAAGCCATGCACGCCTCTTTGCTTTATGAACGTGAGTGGCAAGAAAATCCCGAAGGTCTAGAGTCTTGGATTGCGACAGAATGGAATGGTGTTTATAACCCTTACGGTGCTGACCTGTCATTTCTTAATGTCGATCAAGAAAAGATTGAATGGTTCAGGTCTAAATATAACAAACCTAAATATGATCCTGTGCGTAACTTGCAGAAACGCATTGTAATGATTTCTCTTAATGCTAAATCATACACAAAAGCTTGCACTAATATTACAAAACATTATAAAGCGGACTTCGACCAGCGTGGCACTCAAGATGAGGTAGATTGCTTGTATTTCGGCATTGAGCCTGATATTGATAAGAAAGGAGAGCTTGAATTTCGTAGTGGAGATTCTGTGCAAGCTGTCGCATACCATAACAGCCCTATTGTGAAGTATTTCTTTAAAGATCAAGGGGTTAGCCTTCAATATCTTGACAGCGAGATTCTTTCAGACGTAATGAGCAAGCTGATTATGCAAGGTGAGGTATTGCTTCCTGAGCACGATTCTGTTATTGTCCTTCAAGAGCTTGAGGGCGTGGCATTGCAGTACATGAAGGATGCTTACTTAAAGGTTATGGGGTCTGATAAATTTTGCTTCGTGGAGAAGAAATGATATGAAACCACAATACACAACAGTATTTGCTATTCGTGAAGTGAGTACAGGAAAGCTGATTAAATTTGGAAGTAAGGCTGGTTGGACTACATCTGGTGCTGCTAAATCAGCATTTGCTTTGCATGCACATACTCTATATCGTAGTTGGATGGATGACGGTAAAGGATTGTTTGATAGTCAAAGTGATTATGTTTTGGAGGAAATCCAATAGTGCCGGGATCAGGAGCACAGAAACGCTCACACGCTCAAGCTATCCGTTGTTACAATCTTAGGCAAGAAGGATTTACATTATCTCAAATTGCTGATATTGTTTGCATTGATAAGGAGAAAGTGAGAGATAAGATTTTGTTGGGAGAGCGTCTTGTTAGTTTAGGAGGAGAGAATGGACTACTACGAGGATAGAGAAGCATCTTGCAATCTTCCAAACTACTGCACTTGCCCTCAATGTGAATATTGGGGCGAGAATGGTTGGGATGTTTCACGTACACCAGATTGGCAGATGCCTAAAGAGGACGACGAAGATTATGACTAAACGTCGAATCATTAAACGTGTTTATGGTGGATTTGAACGATATGTAGTTCAATATCAAGTGAAGCTTTTATGGCTTATTCCTTTGTGGTTTGATGAGGTTTGTCTGCATGTTGGGAATAACAGCAAAGATTGGCATGATAGTAAAGGTTACTATGATTTAGCTGGTGCTCAAGCTTACTTGGACTTATATAACAAACAAAACTTTTCCTATGAGGAGGTTGTGAAGTGATTGTTCTTGCGTGGATTGGATGGCTTCTGCTGTGTCTAGGCGCATTCAGTTTTATTATCGACGGCTTGTTAAATCTAGGAGGTTGTGGGGATAGGTACGAAGAAAAATATCGAGGTCAAAACTATTTAAGTATTTTGATTGGTATTGTTCTAGCAATTGTTGCATTTAATAATTTACCGTTTTGAGGAGAAAACAAATGAGTGTATTTAGTTTTGATGGTTATTGTGAATTTGAAGAATGGTGCACTGAAAATGGTTATGATCCAGACGAACATTATGATTCTGAATCTGAGCCACACAAACGTAACACTTACGAGAGCTTTTACATCAAGAAAGACGATGGAACTTATGCGCAAGTATCTGTAGAAACAAGCTATGATAATGGATGGGGCTATGGTGACATTGAACAAGAAGGTCTGACGCGACACGAAGAACAAGTGGTTGTCACTAAAGTCGTTTATAAATAGATACAGATAGTCTTTGTCAATCAAATAGCCTATTAGCTATAGAATTTTTTAATAGACTCTATGGTTGACGGGCTTTTCTTTTGTGTGCAATAATTATCTCAACAAACACAGAAGCTTCAGGAGAAACACCATGAACGTAGCCACTGCAACCAAAATCATCAAAGAAGCCCTTGACACCAAGCTGATTAACATGGAAGAAGCTGTGAAATATCAGCAAGCTATTCGTGCAAAGACTTACTTTGGTAATCCTATGACTGGCGAATATCGTAAAGCTTTGGTTGAAAATCGTTTTGGTCTGTGAGGGGTAAATTAAGTGAACATCTTCCGAACCTCCGATTGCCCTATCAAATCTGCACAAGATCATTGTGATATTCATTGCAGGAAGTTATTAGTTGAAGTGCTACAGCTTCTCTCCACTGCTCATGTTGTAGTTGATGGTGTTCAATTAGCTTACAAAGCCACGCACCAAAATCACCCAAGTAATGTCTGGGTACGTGAAAGCAAAGCTAATTATCGTTGGTTGTGGAATCACGCTAAAGCTTTGTCGGATGAATATACATTCCGTACAGGGAAGATTCACGCAAGTTCTAAATACCTTGATGTGCTTAAATCTATCCCACAAGGCATCACAGAAGAGAATGAAACTGATTTCCGCTGTGCAATACCTGATGAATTTAAAATCAAAGCTTTGACAACAAAAGGGCTTGACGTACCAAAAGCCTATCAGCTATACTTGTCTCATAAGTTCAAGGAGTGGCAAACAAGGCAAGACAAACGGCAAATTGTTGCTACGTGGACGGGAAGAAATAAGCCTGAGTGGGTTGATTAGGAGTCTTTATGGAAGTTATCAAAGAAATCTCGAACGCACAGAATTTATTGAAAGCCACAAAACCTTGTCCTTGGTGTGGAATTCAACCTAACATAAAAACAAAGAGGGTTGGACATAGGGATGACCCTGATCGGATTGTCTATTTACAATGTCGTGAGTGCGGCGTATCACAGAAAATCTATGTTAAAGAATCTGAGTCAGAAATGGCACAAAAATTAAAGTGCCCATACGAGACAGCAGTCATGGCTATTTGCGCAGAGCGCATCTTATCAGTATGGAACGAAAGGAAAGTTAAGTGAATACCTACGCAGCCAGAATCAAACAATCCCTCATTGAAGCAGGATTTGTATTGCATAAATGTGATAATACACAAGCATGGAAACTTTATTCGTCTGAAGCTTGTGTTAAGGCAGATGTAAAATCTGATCGTTATTTGATGCAGTCATCTTCGATGGGTGATCTTTTATTTAGAGCTGCGAAAGAATTTGGACTTTAGTCTTGTATTTGTAATGAGAAATATTATGAACAAAAAAGAATTTATTGAGTGGGTAAAATCTCTTCCTGAAGACTTTGAATGTCTTCCGATTGCGTATGAAACAGTCCAACACGAAGACGTTAGTCCTTGGGAAACTGATTTCAGTCGTCAACCTATGTACTACAAAGCTGCAGTAAAGAAAACTGTTCGCACAAAGATGAAACTTGATCTAATCTTTGAAGGTGAGATTAGCGCTGAATTTGAGCGCGATCAGTTTGGCGGTGAACGCTGGTGTAACTTTAAGCAGAGAATTTAAATGTCTTTTATACAGCTCTGCACAGACAAAGCACGCTCGATTCCCTATATCAAGGGGAGAGCAAGGGTGTATTCACTAATCGTTTCTAAACGTGGTAAAATCCTTAGTGAAAGCCAAAATCTGTATGAGAAAAGCCATACTCTACAGAAGCACTACAGTGTGAAAGCTGGATTTGACCCAGAGCGCTGTTACTTACATTCAGAGTTGAGAAGTATTTTGAAAGCTGCTAAAATGAATCCTAAAGATTGCACATTGTATGTGGCAAGAGTTGGTAGTAAAGGACAGAAGATGGATGCCTGGCCTTGCCCATCATGCAGACTGGCAATCGCTGAGGCGAAATTTATTACAAGTGTTCAAGTAACTATTGGAGAATGATTATGATGTGGCATGAACAAGAGGCAAAACGAGTTCTTGATAATTGGCTAGACAAGTTTGATCGTTTGATGCTGTTTGCAGAACTTGCAACCTCAAGAGTAAATAACAAATTCAATAGGGACGGAGCTAATAAATACCGCCAGACAGCCTTGAAATGTAAGACACTTGGCCTTGTTTACCATGATCGTTTTAAGATGTGTACTGATGTATTCCGTCGATTCACAAATGAAACATTTACATTTGAAAAGGATTGGTAATGTATAATAAAGAAAAAGCTTTACAAATTCTTGACGATATTATTCAGTCAGAGCAAAACGAGAATGCTCGACTGGCCGCAGACGATCTTAGGTACGCACTGAATCTTGCACTAATCGCATACAGTTCGCATTTAGATATATGGTCTGACATTCCAGAACACAGCAATCAAGACACAAAGGAATATTGGATAGCGTTACACAATATTCACAAAACGTTGGTAGAAGCTAGAATTTTTGATGATATGGAATAAGGGGGACTGGGCGATAGCCCTCCCCTATTTTTATTTTTGAAAAATGTGTTGACATGCTGTGCTGCTGGAGCTATGATTCGTTTAACAAAGCAAAACACAGGAATGAAAGCCATGAAATGCAAAAACTGGTCCATCGAACGTAAACGTGAACTGCTTGACTCATTCAAGGGTAAGTATGTAAACATCGAGTTTCTAAAAGCCGATAAGAGCCTTCGTGTAGCCATTGTTCAACACATGCAACATGCTATGTTCGCTGAAGGTCATGCTTCAAAGGCACACAAAAGCACTGTAGCTCACAAACCAAACTACTATTCTTGTGTTGACATCAACAAGAAAGGTTGGTTAAATTGCAACCTTGAAACCCTGAAGCGCGTCACTTGCGGTGATGCAGATTACGAATTTGAAGACTAAGGAGAAAACCAATGACGATCAACACCGATTACCTCTATGAATTCTGCCTTGAGTGGCAAATGAACTACCCTGATAGCGATGAGCGAGAGCAGCTTAAAGAGGAATTTGCTTGGCGGGGTTGGAACTTTGAGGAGTTCAAGCAGGAGGCTACAAAGTTGAAATGGTGGGTCAATAGTATGGAAGCTCTGGAACGTTACCAAGCGTCGGAAGGAGAAACAAAATGACTAACGTTGCCTACTACAGCGCCTGCACCGAATACGAAGCTGGTTGGGGTGTTCGTCCTGACGGCTACATTGTTTGCTTGAACAAAGAGTTTTTGCAAGCTAAAGTAACAGAACTTAATAATCGTCCTCGCAGTCAACACGGATGGGACACTTACGATAAGCCTAAGCTTTGCATTGTCACAGAGGAAATGTGGAACAAGCTTACAAGCAATCCTGAACATGGTTACGTGTGGGCACCGAATAATCGTTCTACTTGGGTTGTGGAGGAATAGACAATGATCAACATGGAACTAGCCAAACAGCGAAACATTAGCCAAGAGAACATCGAAGCTATTAATGCTTTACATACACTACTAGAACGCCTTATCTCTAGCTATACACTTGAGGTTGATTACCAAGAAGCTCGTGATCTTGTGCGGTCTGCTGAATTTTCGTTGCAACATCTGTGGGGCTTTCCAGAAGATGAAAGCTATCACTCTTGGGTTGACATGTTGGCTGACAAACACCTTGAGCTTCAATGGGCTGGAAGGACTTTTGAGTGTCAAACTACAGGTCAACGACGAACCTTGACAAAGCACGATACCTATGAGCGTAATTTTATTGCAATCGGTGCTTGTAACCTTGACTTCGGTGTTGCTGGTGGCTATCATCGAATCTCAGGAAATCTTAAGGAGGTTTTCCCAGTTAAGAATCAGTGTGATGGTTGTCAAGCTGGAATTCCTTTGATTAATGGTTGTCATCGGATGGGTGAGCCCGGAGGATATTCAAACAGTATGCGTTGTCAGGCTGATAAATATAAGGAGATTGTGTGATGGATATCAAATCAGTTTGGGTTGTATATGAAACGCTCGACGAGTACGAGCGTCTTGGTAAGATTGTGAGTGTTTGTCGTAATCAGGCTGACGCTGAGCTTGAATCTATTGGTAAGGGTTGGTATGGTGGTGCTGGTAGGATTCACGAGAAGAATGCAATCATCTATGACGATTGGGTATACATCATAGAAACAAATCCGATGCAATTTAAAGACGTTGAAGATATCCGAGAGAAACAGAAAGAAAAGAATCTCAAGAAAGCTTTAAGTAAACTGACAGAAGAAGAGTTGAGGCTGATTAAAGAGAGTCTGAAATGACCTTTGACGAGTGGTATTACTCACTACACGAGCTTGATCAAGTTATGATTAATTATGCAGACGCCTTTTCTGGATGGGTAGGGGCACAGCAGTATGGAATCAAAACCCACGAGGGGCAAAAGCTTCTAGTTCAACACATCCTTGACACAGACAGCGGATTGAGCGATAGTAGTCGTGTGGTTCTTGAGAAGCTTATTGAGGAGTAGAAAATGAAAGTTAGACTCATTAAAATTGATAAAGGCTATAAAGGGTGGTATGGAGAAGATGATATAACTCTTGGTCAAATTTATGAATGCACCCTGATCACCAAGTCTGGAATGGCTCTTATTGTTGATGATGTGGGGCAAAACTCAGCACTAATGGAGGGTGAATACGAGGTAGTAGAAGAATGACAACCTCAGAGAAAATAGCCTACATCCGCAACAGCTATGGATTGATGCTCAAACAAAGCTCACATGAGTGGTTGTATGGAGCTTTCCAACGTTCTGAAACCCTTGTTGAAGCTTGGGGATTGGATGGAAGTATTTCATGGGAAGATCAAAAAGAGCTTGCAAAAGAGATTGAAGCCATCTACAATGTTTGCACGGGCAAGCTGAAAGGCTAAATTAATTTAAGTTATGAGGTTTGAGATGAAGACAGAAGAATCTCCTATGTCTAAAATGAGCAAGATTCTCAGTAAGAAAGCTGAGGATGAGTGGAAAAATCATCCGTCTAATTATAAAAGTACCGAGCTTATTGAGTTACAAGAACAAGCTCAAGAGTTAAATATGGGGTATGAAGTAAAAAGATACTCTCAGGTGGATTACGTTATGTATGAAGATAATTGCGGAGATTTCATTCTGTATGATGACTATCTTTATTTATTGGAAAAATTCAAAGAATTAAGTAGTAAATTGCTCCCTTAAGAGCCGGAAGCATGAAAACACAAAAATTCACAAACGCCAATATAGCCCTCAAGTAAGGCTTATTAACGTGATGGTAGATAAGCTGAAAGGCTAAATTAATTTAAATTAGGAGATTTGAGATGAAACTTAAAGACCTGCAAGCAGCAATTGACAACATCAAAGCTTCTTTTGGCGAAGGCCACTTAGAAAGTGAGATTTATCTGGACTTCACTTTTGATAATGATTTCATTATCCAAGTAGGACCAGAGGCATTTACTCGTGTTTGCGTTCTTCCGATTGCTAAGTGGGAGGAGGAATGAATAAACTCCTATCAATCTCAGCATTAATCGCAAGCATTGCATTCACAAGCTTCGGAACATACGACCGCTATACAGCACATACAAAGCAAAAGGAAGCTTTGTTTAATAGTTATTTTAATGTATGTGCATCAGAAGTTGACAAAGCAAGTTTGTCTGGTCGCTATACTCCGTCTGAACTATTGGAACTTCGTAAAGCTTGTGGTGTTGGTGCTCATGCCTTCGCAAATGATAAAGCTGATTACACAGTATTAGGCAGAAGCTGGACGTTTGATAAAGAAGCTCAGATGTATGTGGAAACATTTAAATAGGGTAATTTTAAATGAACAAGAGTGAACTAAAAAGTGGTATGCGTGTAGTACATGGAAACAAGAAAACCGGTCCAGTGACAGGGATTGTAATTCGTGATATGGGTTTGATTGTGTATGATGCTAAAGACGGTGGGGGTTATAACTATTTAGACAACTATACTCAAGATCTACATGCAAATAAGTTCATTTAGGATATTACAGAAGTTTATGATGTTTACCTCAACGACATTTTGAATCCAAGTAAAAAATTAAAGCTAATTTGGAGCAGAGAACAACAAGAAAACCAAGAAGATGCAGGCAGAATCGCTTTCAGGATTGGTGTTCTAGAGGCAGAGATAGAACGTCTACGAAAGAGTATTCCAAAATTCTAAAATTTTGTGTTGACACAAACCTCCTGAAACCCTAAGATAATCACAAATCTTAGGGTTTTCTTGCTTTTGGAGGTTTATCGTGACTCGTATGTACATCCAGCCTTCGTGGATTGATGCAGCCAGCGACCACAACCAATGGTCAGGTGGTAACGGTCAATATCGTGGTGACAAATCTGCTGACATCGCCACATTCGACAAACAAGGTCGTGCTCGTGTTGGTGCATTTTCAGACGAAGCTTTAGAAGCTCGTAAACCTAAAAAGAAATCATCCCTCACAATCCAGCAGAAGATCCTCCCACAAGCTAGCCGTGTTGAGCGACTAACCGAACAGCTTAAAGAGTTGGTACAAGAGTACCAGAAAGGAAACATTGACATTGATGAGTACTCTTTGCTACTTTCCGTTGTCAGTGCGAAGAGAGACAGGGCACTTTTCTTGCTAAACAAAGCAAAATCTGTACGTGCTCCCTTTGAAATCGAAGAGGAAGAAGCTATTTCTTTGGGAAAAACACGCGTAAAAAGCGAGAAAAGCTTTAAGACAAGCAAACGTATTGCTACAGAGGGAAATCGTTTTAAAGACGCTAAAAAGGCTGCTATCAGAGATAGCAATTTTCTATCAAAAGCTCTCACCTTCTTAGCTAAGAATGATTTTTGCTATATGGCAGTATGCAGTTCAATTTTATTTAGTATTTTAAAGGTAATTTTATGAAAGTTTTGAAAGATAATGACAGTTATAAACCTATGGACAGTATGTTGTTTGAGTCATTTGGAAAGCTTGGTCAACTGAAGATTATAGGTAAACTTAGCCCTGATCCAGTAGGAGGTCAATATGTGGCGGAGTGTACAGAGTGCAAGAAAGATGCTGAACTTTTTCTTCGAGGTATGTTTGTAACAACCTTGCCAAAAATTCGTTCAGGAAGACTTCCTTGCGGTTGTAACGAAGTGTGAACATGGGAACAATGGCAGTATCTGGTTATCATCAAGAGGCGGTGTGAAGAACTTGGGGTTCAATTGCTAGAAGATAGTATACCTAAAGAGTCTATTAAATATACAACTAAACTTAAGTTTATGTGTCGTATCCACGGAGAATTTATTAAATCGGTCCAGCATTTACTCTTGAGTCAGGGTTGTAAAGTCTGTGCAAATAATAAACCAGACGATGAGATGATAAAATCTTTCTTTGAGAAGGCGGATTGGCATCCAGATACAGAGTTCATAAGATTGCCAATGAAAACTTCTCACACTAAAGGCGGTAATCAGGCCAGAGTATGGTGGAGTTACATTTGTGGTGAATGTGGTAAATACGCCGAAGATATGTCAGATGTTATACAAAAAGGGAAAAAGAAATGTGCATGTAGGTCTGCAAAACAGACTAAAGGTTACATTTTTAAAGTAAAGAACTCGGAAGGTGCCATCATTGCGTTAAAATTTGGAATAACATACGCAATAAATCAAAGACTGGCTTTGCTCAAGTATTCAAATAGATTTTCCGGGAACATCTTCGAACTTATTTCATATTGGCAGTTTCCAGACAGCTATTCATGCTGTAGGGCAGAGCTGGACTGTAAGAAGGTCGTTCAAAGTGTTTTGACAAAAGAACAACTACCTGTCGGTTGGTCAGAGACATGTTCTATTGACGACATTGAAAAGATTGAGAAAATTTATAAAGAATTGGGTGCAATTTCTCTTGACCTTCCTAAAATTAGACGCTATAGTAGGATGAAGAAAGACAAGGGCAGCTAAACGATTGGGCAGTATTTGTGGGATCAAGTACACTTCTATTTACAACAGTAAATATCATCTTTTAAGGAAGACTCAAAATGCATCCTAAAGCACACAAAACAAAGTGGACCCTGTACTACATCCTCACAGACGTTTGCTTGAGGTTTGATACAGAAGAAGCAGCACGAATCAGAGCTTTTGAGTGCGCAGCAGCTTACCCAGTGAGAATTATCCCACCAATTTATGCAGAAGATTGATAGACAGAAGCTATCGAAAGTGGCAGATTGGATTAATAATCATCAATTTACATACTTCGTGGTTAGCAGCACAATGGCTCTAACAGCAGCAAAACTTGTGTTTTAAAGGAGATTTAAAATGACTAAATACCGTGTAGACTTCATTTGGTTTGATCATCTTGGCTCTTATGAGGAGTCTGTAGAACTTCCTGCAAACAGTTACGAACAGATTCTTTCTGTACTAAAGAACTTTTATGGGAATGATATCTTTGTGGAATACTATGAGAGGATTGAATCATGAAAAGCCTTGACATCGCATTACAAAACATTCAAACTTGGCAGACGTTAGCTTTCGCTAACAGCATAAAACAGAGCTACAAGCTTTGGCGGGAAAATGGTGTGTGGCAAGCAAAGATTAATGAGGAAAATTGAGATGCAATGGGAAATTATTTGTTATAATGGCGAGCGTTATAAATCCGGAAGACAGGAGCTGCTTACCGAGTTCATCGAACGATGGAAGGGAGAATTTAATCAATTTGAAATAAACATCAAACGAGTTATTAACCACAGTTAGTGGAGAATTGAGATGGAAGAGGTTTATATTGGCGATTACACTGAATTTGCAATACGTTTCATGGATGGACAATATCCTGATCAGCGTTTTGGCCAAGCCTTTTTAAATGAGTTTTATCTTGCTCCTACACTAACAGATTCACAATTATTTTATTGTGAAGACAAGACCCGAGCTGTAGATATCATTTTTGCACGGTATATTACTTGTGTTCAGGAAAACACCAAATGAAAATCAACTACGCATCACTTCACAACATGAACGAAACACACATCTCTTTTGAAGCTATTCGGCCTTCTGGGAAGAAGGTATCTGAAAGAGACAGCATATGCAAACAAAAGACAAATAAGCGTAAGAATAATGTTGTAAGGGGTTTTAAACGTATGTATATGGAGAGTGTTTAATGTTTGATTTTATTCCTTTCAAGCATTCATCTATTCATAAGGTTTCTATCAACGTGCTAGCCGACAAGTTTGATTCAACAGAATTTGAAAAGAATGTTGAGCTAATGAATACGCAATGGCCTACAGTTAAGGCTGATTTTGATTGTAGGTATGGTGATGAAGAAGTTACAGTCACTTTTGAACACAATCATGCGGGGATTGTAGAAGAGGCTGCACATCAGTTTGTCAAGTATGTGCGAAAATTTGATTGGTGGAAAGAAGCGGAGGTTAAACTTAGCTATGAAAGATTTTAAAGAGCAAGATCAATATAGGCTTTTTACAGATCAGTACAACTACATTCTGTTGATTGTCTCGTACATTGAAAGCACCACAGTATGGCTCTCTAATTCTGATTCATGCTACAAATATGACAGGAAGACAGAACGTTTGTATAAGTGGTGTGGGGACGGATATGATAGGATTGATACAGAATATGGGTTTTCTAAGCTGACTAGTGAGGATGTATGGGAACAAAGAAAACAACAGAACAGCGTAGACTACAGTGGGTTTTATGGAGATTGAATTGTGTTTACAAGACTGCGTTGTGTGCTAACAGGTCATAATTATAAGATCCACAGCAATAAAGAGCTTACATGGAGACACCTTGTTGTCATCAGTCAATGCAATAAGTGCGGTCATATCCGTCTGCATGAGTGGGTACGTGGTAAGGTCGGTAACTGGGAAAAGCATACCGATTAGGAGCCTTAGTGCTCCTTTCTTCGTTTAAAATAAATGAAAAATTCTTTGTGAAAAGGCTTGACATGGATGGTGGATAGGTCTATGATTCGTTTAACAAAGACAGAAGCTCAATTGAGCAAAGGAGATAGAAAATGAAAATCCACAAAGAAATGTACTATTTCAAGTCTTCAGAAGTACTGCCGACTGTACATGACGCAGACTTCCATGGTTACATTCTCGTATGGGATGATGTCGCTTGGCGAGAAGAGGAGTTTTATAGGGCCATGGACTATAGCCACTGGATGCAGAAACCCAAAGCACCTGATGTCAATGATAAGGAATTCTGAATAATTTTACATAAACCTCTTGCTTTTTTTTGAGAGGTTTACAATATGATTCTTCTTATACTAAGACTGTTCTTAACAGCAACACAAACCCATAATACTCAAAGAGGCTACAATCATGGCTCTTTCTATCCAAGCTATCGAATCTATCAACGCTTATGCTAAGGCTAACAAAACCTCTCGTGAAAAGCTCTGTGCTTTCATTGAAGAGATTTTCAAAGCTGAAGTCCCTGTTAAAGCTAAGAAAGAATGCTCTAATGGGCAACGTGGTCGCCCCGCTAGTGAAGAAGGTATTCGTGTTCGCGAAGCTCTTAAAGCTTGCAAACAACAGTTGACTAATAAACCCTTCCTTGTGAAGCAATTGGCACAGCAACTGCATACTGATCCTGTCACTTTGAACAATCAGTTGAATTGGCTTAGCAAGAAAGAAGGAATGTTTGTAAAGCATGGGAAGGCTGATAGCATCGGTCGTGGTCGTAGGCAAGTGATTTGGATGGCTGTATGATAAGGAAATAATTTTTAAAGAAAAGCTTGACACGACTCAAGGATCAGCCCATAATGAAGACATACAGAAAGCAAACGCTATCAAAGATAGCAAGGGAACAAAACAAATGAAAACTCTTATAGTCTTCATACA